CAAATCCAAGGCGTTTTGGGTTATCAACTGCACAAGCATAATAAAGGGTCTCATGAGGGGTGTTAAACCATTCGGGTAATCCCGTTAGTTCAGTTTGATAATCCACATCCGCAAGCGTGTACAAAAAAGAACAGGTTTTCAAAAACGGATGGATGGAAGAAGGTGAAATCATCTTTGAACCCAATAACGAAGTTCGTGAAGCTAATGCCCATAATCAAGAATGGGTTAGAGAGCATCTAAGATTGGTGCTTGCTAACGCACGGAGAACCGAAAAAGGTAGTGTTCAAATCATGAGCGTTCCTGTTTCTAAGGGTGAAATTGAGCGAAGACGCTTAATGTCCACCGCGCAAAAATCAGGAAATTATACAAAAGAACCTGATAAAAAATTACTATCCGCTGGCTTGCCGATCGGTATATGGAAAGACCATTACCTAGCAATGGCTGAAAAAACAGCGAAAGCCTTGTTAGCGCGTAAATTACCAAAGACCAAAGCCACCGAGCAATTTGTTAAGGCATTAGAAATGGAGCTTAGCGATACAGGGGTTTATGAGTCAGCCGCAACTGCTACGGTAGAAAAACCAAGTAACAATCCAGCGCAAGCACAAGACGAAAACATTGAAGAAGCTGATTTTACCGATGTGCAGAATTTTGACAGCCCTGCTGATGTGGACATGGAAACAGGCGAAATGACAATGACCACCGCCGAAGGGGTAGATAATTCCACTGCCCCAGTGATTGCGTTTGCTGGAAAAAACTATGTAAAGGGATCGCTTGCTGACTGCAAAGACAGCAAAACCCTTTCTGAATTTTGGGCAACTGTGCCCGATGACATTAAGCCAGAATTTCAAGATGCTTTTGATGCTCGTCAAGATTTGATGCGCTAAATTACCTAACCAAGCCCCAACGACATGGGGCGTAACTGAGAGAATGTGATGGCACAAGAAAATTTAGCAACCCGTGATGATGGCGACACGGTAGCAACCAAAAGTAATAACCAAGTCGCTGAATACAGCAAAACCGAAGCTGAATTGAGCGCATTGCGAGAAGTATGTGCAACAACGGTGTACGATGTAAAAACACCGTCTGGCATGAAGCAAGCCACAAGTTTACGCGCTAAGGTGCGAACACTCAGAACGGGTGTAGAAAAGCTACGCAAAGAAGCAAAAGCACCTGTTTTAGCTCTTGGTAAGCTAATAGATAGCGAAGCGGAACGAATCACCGCTGAACTTTTGCTGCTTGAAAAACCGATTGACGAGAAAATCAAAGCCGAAGAAAAGCGCAAATCCGAAGAAAAAAAGATTGAAGCTGATCGGGTAGCAAAAGTTCAAGAGTGGTTCGATAGCATTAACAAAATTGTTAAGGAATCGGCTATTTCAAAACTAACAACCATGCTTTATTTTGCAGAAAAAGGCGAGAATGACCGCGCTGAACTTGCTGAAAAAACCAAACAGCTTGAACAGCTTAGCGTCAAACCTATCGACAACGAACTGCATTTAGTTGAATTAAAAGGCGTGACCTGTAATGTTATTGTTCGCCAATCTACCCAAGAAACCAGTGAAGATATGGGTATTGAGTATTCAGAGTTTGAGGAAATTGTTAGTGATATGGTAGCGATTCCACGCGCTGAATATAAGCAGCTTTTATACCTAACCACGCCTAAACCGATTGATACACTGCACTACGTCAGCGATGAAGACCTTGAGTTTATGGCGTTAATCATAAATCCAGATGGGTTTGAAGAGTGGGTGCAATCATGGACTGATGAAGGCAATGTAATTTATAAATCACATGGAGAAAAAGGTTTATTTTCTCCTATTGTTATTCACCCTACCCACTGGCTGCCACTACCAAACACGACACTGCCAATAACGGCAAAACCTAAATTAGAAGACGCGGATGACGCGCTAGGGCGATAAATGAGCAATAACTTCAACTGTCTAGGCAGAATAGGCAAAGATGCTGAAACACGACAAGCGGGTAACACAACCGCAACATCATTTAGTCTGGCAAATAATGTGGGCTACGGTGATAAGCAACAAACCGTGTGGGTTAGATGCACGATATGGGGCGACCGTGGCAGTAAATCAGCCCCTTATTTGTTAAAAGGCGGTCAAGTATGGGTAACGGGTGAGCTAACGCAACGCGAATACGAAGGCAAAACCTACCTTGAATTGAATGTTTCGCAATTTGATTTTGCTGGTAAAAAGTCGGATAGCGACAATTCAGGGCAGTCGCAACCCGCTCAGCAATCACAGCATCATGAGCAAAAATCTAACGGTTATGCACCATCGGCTAACGCATCGCCACAAGCAACTGATGATTTTATCGACGACATTCCGTTTTGATGTGAGGTAATATGAAAACCTGTAAGTCATGCAATCAAGAAAAAGATGGTAGTGATTTTTATAAAGGTCATGCAAAATGCAAAACTTGCTATATCTTAAAGGTTAAATTACACAGGGAGAAAAACCACGATTACTACCTAGAGTATGATCGCAAACGTGCAAACCTGCCTCATAGGGTTAAATCGAGAGAGCTTTATTCAAAGACAGCCGCCTATAATGAGTCTCACACCAAGTCAAATATTCGATGGCTTGAAAATAACTCAGTAAAAAGAGCAGCAAGCACAGCCATTGGCAATGCTATTCGTGATGGGAAATTAATAAAGCCTTGCTCATGTTCTGAGTGCAACGTAACCAATGTACGAATACACGGACACCACGATGACTACGCGTATCCATTGTCGGTAAGGTGGCTTTGCTCAAAGTGTCATAGGTTATGGCACAAAGAAAATGGATCGGCTATTAATAGTCAGATTATCCCAACAACAGAAACCCGCGAAAGTGGGTTTTTTATTGCAAGTTAGTTTTGCAAGTTTGACAATGCCTTGAATTTGCGTGTATGCTTTGACCTGTCCCCTCATGGGACACGGGTTTTAGCAGACTCGCAGGTTCTGGCGCAAGTGTAGGCTATGCGTCATTTTATGGCACATGGCTTTTTTTATGCCCTATCATTTATGGTGGGTGTATTGGGAAGCCGTAAGGCTTGGCGGCTCAGAACCCGCTCTGCTAACCCGATACACTCGCCGCCCAATGTTTAGCAGCTTTGGACGGTGTAACGCACATTGTTCTGGAGTTAAAACCATGTCACACGCAGTTATCGCAGTACCTTTCCATTCTCAAACTTTAACAGCCGCTTTAATTAATGGCATTCCCCATGTTGCCATGAAACCGATTTGTGAAAACATCGGTTTAAATTGGGCTTCTCAGTTTTCAAGAATCAAGCGTCACCCCGTTATGAGCAAGGGTGTTGTTATGATGGCAACACCTTCAAATAGTGGAATTCAAGAAATGCTTATGCTTCCATTGAAGATGTTAAACGGCTGGCTGTTTGGTGTTGATTCAAATAGGGTTGCACCAGAAATAAAAGACCGCGTTATCGAATACCAAGAAGAATGTTTTGATGTTCTGGCAAATCACTTCATGCCAAAACAGATTGAACAACCAAAACCCAAGCACGCCACGGCAAAAGAAAAACTCCAGTTAAGAATCGCCATTGAACAGCACTGTGCAAAAAGCGGTGATTCACATCGGGCAGTTTGGTTAAAACTCAACAAAGCCTATCACGTCAACACCATTGAATTATTACCCACGGGTAAAGTTCCTGAAATGTTAGCGTACCTAGGCTTGCGTGTTCCTGAGCTTGATGAAATGGTATTAGTGCCACAGCGTCAATTACTGGCACTGCAAAACCAGAAACAACTACCGCCACCGCAACAAGTCATCGGCTTCACGCAAGCCGAAGTGAATATCCAGATTGCCGAAGCCATTAAAGGTGTTTTGGTGGATAGCCATTCATCGGCAACAATCACGATAAGCACCTCCCATGACGTACCGTTTAAGCGTACATTAGTGACTGAGTGCCGTGGTGTCGTTACCGTATGGGAATTGCCCGAAGATGTGAAAATACACACGGTGGCAGAATTTCAACAAATCATCGAAATGGGTTTTATCCTAATTGACAAAAACCGACTTGATGAAATAACGCTCAAACAGCTAGGTAAATTCCTAGCCTAATCACCTTCATGCAGAAAAACTGCACGAAGCCCTAACAACTAAGCCTCGTTAATCGGGGCTTTTTTATGTCAAACAAAGAGGTTTTTATGAGTGACGTTGAATGCCCATATTGTGGCGAAGGCGTAAATATAAATCATGATGATGGCGCGGGTTACGCCGAAGGCGAAACGCATCATGAGTGGTGCAAGCACTGCGATAGGACTTTTTCATTTACCACATCAATTATCTATTCATACGATGCGCTGCCCGCGCCATGTATTGATGACGAGAATGTACCGCATGAATATGATAAATGGGGTTGGTGCAATTGCGGCGAAAAAGACCCTAATTATAAACGGGAGTTAAAGCATGAGTGAGCCAACTAAAAACAATGTTTCAGAATACATCGAAACATCATCTATTCTTGAAAAATTTAAAATAACTAGGCAAACCCTGTGGCGGTGGATGAAACATGAAGTAAACCCGTTTCCATCCCCCAGAATAGGGCAAGATAACAAAAATCAGCGCAACAAATGGGCATTAGAGGATGTCCTACAATGGGAACAAAGAGAATGGGGCTAAAATGCCCCGACAATGCTTTTCAATCGTTCAATCCACGCGCTGTATGCCTGTAATTGCTCATCATAATATGAGTGTTTATCGTACACCTGCCATAAATTAGGCAGCGAATGACCTAACATAATCTCGCAAATATGGGGTTGCGTTAGTGTTGAAAAGTTAGTCCGCGCTGTACGTCTTAAATCATGCAGTGACCAGTGCATCATTTCAAAGTCATTTTTTCTAAGGCTTTGCATAATCTTATAAGGCACTGACATTGATGCTGAATTGCTCATATGGTTACTTGTTCCTGTATTTGTAAGCAAGTAATCACATTCAGACAATTCAAAAAGCTCTAATATCATAGCCTTGGTTTCGCTGGTTATCGGTCTAATTATATCCTTACCGCTTTTACCGCCTGTTTTATGGTTCGCACTAGGCACTAACCAAGTCATAGTGCCAAAGTCAAAATGTTCTTTTTTAGCAATACGCAATTCGCCGTTGCGACACCCGTAAATAAGGCATAGCTTAACGAATAAGCAGTTTTTAAGGGTTATCCTTGAGTTATCAAGTGCTGACCATATCGCCTTAATTTCATCGTTACTCAATACCCGCTTAGTTGACTGCTTACTGATATTAAAATCAGCCTTGGCATTGATTGATAGCAGTGGGTTATTGGTGATTAGCTTGCGTCTAGTTGCCCAACTTAACATTTGCTTAGAATTAAGAAGTAGTCGAGCGGTTATTGATTCCGTTTCTTTAACCTTTACATCAAAGAAATTGCACCATTCAGGCGTATCAATTTTATCAACAGGGAATTTTCCCAGCACGGGTAATAAGTGTATTTCAAACGACCGCTTAATTTGCTCATGGTCTTTTTTATTTTTTGAGCAATAAAGCTCATGCCATTTATAAAAAAGACCGCTTACCGTGATTGCGTCAATATTGCCCTGCTTACTTATTTTTTTGGTAATGCGTGGATCATTGCCTTGCTCAACATCAGCTTTAAGTTTAATAAGTTTTTGTCGCGCTTCACTTAGGGATATTAGCGGATAGCTTCCGATGTCAACTCTGCATTGTTTGCTGTCATGCCAGAATCGCAATTGAAAAGTAATTTTACCCTTTGCGCTAACCCTAACGCTCATGCCGTCTCTATCGGTTTTTTCAATCGGCTTTTCAATGGGCTTATTAAGGTTAGTACGCAACCAAGTATCCGAAAGTGCCATTGTTTTTCCTTTTTTAAGTACATAAAAAATCGACTTAATATCGATAGGTGATTATGTACTAAGTTAAGTACATAATTTGCGTGTTACGAAATGTTACATAATGTTACACGGGGTTACAACAAAAACAGGTGATTGATAGATTTTAACGGGTTCTTGTTGGTTTTTTGTTACATGATGTTACATGATGTTACGCAAGGGATTATTGCGTTGGCTAATGCTTCTTATTGATGATAATTGCAATTATTACAATTGCTTATGCGTGATTTACCGAGAGGTGAAAATAAAATGTACTTATCACTGTACACCCTGCGATATTGGATAGGACTTTTTGAAAAATAGATGATTTAGTTTATGGCTTGAGCAAGTCATAAAGCAAATTATTTTAATTGGGAGGTGTTTATGGCGGTTGATTTAGGTGCGTTAGAGTTTGGCGATGCTATTGAAGTTGTGGGTGGAAAAATTAAAGCCGTTGTTAGCGTAGAGACAAGACGAAGATCAGGAGGAAGACCTGACAAGTATGTACTAATAACAGTATCAAAGCCAAAGCATAGCGGTGACGAGGCTACCGCTGTTTACGAGTCATTTACCCATGAAGGCATATCGCTAGAATTGGGCGGCGATAATGTTGTTCGTATTTTGAAAAATAAAAACCAATGGACGGATGACGATATGAAAGAAGCATTTGATTTTCGCCCTGAGTGGCACGAAGACCCTATTGAATTTGAGAATTGGCTAGAGCAATACAAGGCAGGTCGCAATGGCTAGACCACTGATACAAATGGCGTTAGATTCGCTTTATTTTGATAGCAGAAATCATGACATCTTACGAATAAGGGTCTTGCCAACACTTGAATGTCCAACGCTAATTAAAAAGAAAAAGCACTGGGAGCACTTGAATAAAGGTTCGTACAAAGCAAGAAAATAACTAAATTCCCGTAGCGGAAAATTCACGCCAAAATGGCTAGAGAAAATGCACCATCACCGCAACGGTATCGCGTTAGTTTTTGCGCGTACTGATTGCGCGTGGTTTCACGATTATTGCGCCAAGGCGGATGCAATCCTATTTATTCAGAAGCGGGTTAAGTTCGTTGACGGCTTAGGTATAACATCGGGCAATGGGGCGGGTAGCGGCTCAATGCTGATTGCTTGGGGTGATGATAATGTAAAGTCATTGGAGCGAATGAAAAACAAAGGCTGGTTTGTTGATAACAGGCTTCTTAGAAACTTATAACCGCTTCGGCGGTTTTTTATTACCCAAAAACAGGAAAAACAATGATGGGAAAGAGAGTAACAAGACCCGCTGGCGTGACAATAGAATCGCGTCAGCAAAAGCAAAGGCGATTAGCAAAAGAAGCTGAATCAGCGAAAAATAAAACATCGAATATCGTTACCGCCAAAAACTACGATGCCCATGAAGCGCATGACACTGGCAAAGACTACACGCCTATCTATCGGTATCGAAAGTGAAAGCCGCCAAATACCACAACAAAATAACCACTATCAAAGGGATTAAGTTTGATAGTGGTCGTGAAGCGCGGCGATATTCACAACTTCTTTTGATGCAAAAAGCGGGTGAAATATCGAACTTAGAGCGACAAATAACGTTTGAGCTAATACCTAAGCAAAGGCTATCTAACGGCAAGTGTGAGCGGTCGTGTAAGTACGTTCTTGATTTTCGCTACACCGACAAAAACGGCACAGTGGTTCACGAGGACTCAAAGGGAATGAGAACCCAGACGTATATTGACAAGCGAAAAATGATGAAGTTTTTTCATAATATTGAGATTTTAGAAACATAGGTGATTTATGAGTGATAAATTAACAGATGAACAATTAATAACAATACGTACGGTTACACGCACAGATGATGTCGCTTCTCGTCATGTGCGAATGATGGCGGCTGAATTACTTGAAATTAGAAAGAAAAGACTACTACCCGCTGAGTTAATAGCGCAATGCGAACAGGACAAGATTGATTATCCTGAATTTTGGTGGGAGTTGTGGCAATTCAGGGCGGAAAATGAATGGAAAAACTTTAAAGGATTACGCGCTGTGTTTTTTGATGGCGATTTATATCGCAAACACCCGCATCGCAAAAGCATTATTGAGTTTAATGGGTGCAGTGACGATGTGATTATAAAAAATCACGTTTTGAAACTGGTAGCAACCAGTAGAAATCTTGCTAAAAAACAAGATAAAACGGTCACTGAGTGTTTACAGTTGATAGTTTTATCTAAAGCAATCGATGATGCAATCGAGTCGGCGGCTAATGAAATGTTTTTTCAGTTTTGGGCGGAATGCAATAGCCAACAGGCGGCGTTAGATTTAGCTAACAACTGGGAGACTGAGAAAGAGTATGTGATTAAACAAATTTTTGACGGCATTGAAAATTATTTCAAGGCGATATTGATTATGGCGTGAGCGAAGCAGATTAATAACAACCAAGCCCCGTGTAATGCGGGGCAATTTGAGGAATTGAGATGGCCGTAAATATCAGCAACCTAAAACAAGGCGACACAATTGCATTCGTCAATGGTCTAACCGCCTTGTGTTGCAATGTGATTCACGACAAAGCAGATAAACACGCGTGGCGAGGCGATTATGTTGTGCATTTTTATGTAAATCATCCCGATTCACCATGTTTTGAATTTAACTCAAAATACTATTTTGCCGATGGTACATATCGGTCGAATTATGAAGAATGGATGCCGTGCCAGTTTGAGGCGTGGTTTATAACTGAAATTAAAGGTAGGTAGAGAATGACAATGACGATAACTAAAGAACAAGTAATGACCGCCACTGGCAGTGAGCTTGATGAGTTGGTTGCGTTAGCGCAGGGGTGGTATAAATCAACTGATAATTGCTTTTGGATGTCAAAACAAGATCAGGACGATGATATTTTAGTCGTTGATTATCACCCAAGCACAACTGGCACTCAGTGCATGGAAATCATGGAGCGCGAGAAAATAAGCGTTACTTTTGAGTTGGACGGATGCTGGAGTGCTGATAATTACAACATAGAAGACAACACACTGGAATCGGTAGCAATGGGCGAAACCGCAATGATTGCAATCTGTCGTTGTTTTATTTTGAGCAAATTGGAGGTGATAAATGGAAACTAAATGGTATGAAAACATACCCCAGCAAGGGGTATTGTGTAAAGAATCAGGTACAGGGTTTATTTTTGCGGTATCTCACGAAATGGTTAGTACCGCTCCATCCCTTAAAGATATTGATAGATTAACGCCACTAACCGCCGCCGAATGGTGGCAATTCGCGCCTTGGCAGAGCATGAGCAGCGCACCGCGTGATGGTTCATTGCTGTTGATATGGTGTCTACACGCTTGGCACATTGGGTATTATGACTCAGAAAACGAGTGCTTTGCATCGTGCGAGTTTCTGCTACTTGGTGCTGAAAAATGGCTTCCGCTGCCAACAGGTGATTTATGAGCATTATTAGGTCGCATAATTTAGTTTGTGCGACCTAGTTTAAATGTCATTAATGCGGGGGTTTGGTGGGTTTTTCTTTCTTGACTGCAATTACAATGGCGTGGTTATTTTTGTTACTGTGTTAAAGTCCATTGTTTAAGCCTTATGGATTATATAGATTATTTACTTTATTGTTTCCGTAACAAGCTGTTAGTAGCACACCACCACTATAAATTGACTGCCTAGGGTCTGTAAATCCACTAGGTAGAGCAACCACATTGTCAATACTTCCATCTACATTCATGTAAGTGATAGTATTACCCACATTTATAGCGAGTTTATTGATTTCTGGTATGTAGAGAATGTGTCTACAACCTGTTAGTGTATATGTTGCCTCAATAGTTAGAGTCGTTTTATTGATTTTCTTGATAGCATTGCTGCCGCTCGCAAAGATATAAGTCGGACTAAAAGCGAGATGAGAACACGCAGCACTTATTTGAGTTTTAGAGGTATTATCTAGTGTAGCACGAGTAAAGCTACTCATGAGCGGCTCAGTTGCCCATACATATCCGCTATCAATATAGACGTTATACCCTTCTGGGTATCTGTTTTGCTGACCGCTTGGGGTATTTAACTGCTGAAAACTGATAATATTCAAATTGCGATCAACTTTACACAGTCGCTGTCCAACACTTACTTCCCAGCTATAATAGTGTAAGGTATTAGTCCATAAAAATTCACCATCGAAGGCTAAGCCAACAGGACCTGCACCGTTACTTAAGTAATTGAGACCTATTGTGTCAACACCTGTTGTTAAATTAACTTTATGTAATCCATTAGAACCACTAGACCCATTTGACGCTGACGCATAATAAACATAACCTGCATCGTAAACCAGCATGCTGGTTTCATGACTATTATTAGAGTAATTAGTAATAACTCCAGTTGTTTTGTTAAATCTGTAAAAGCCCCCATTCCTACTCCCTGTATCTGGGTTATTTTGCAGTCCAATATAGTAATTCCCCTCTGCTTCGATAATAGTAGTTGGTCGTAAAGCAAAGGTTGGTTGTGTACCTGAGGTTGTATCTGTAACTCTAAAATCACCATCATATAAAGTCCCCGCCGTGGCTACTACTGTTCCACTAATACTACCCGTGCGTAACTGAACCCTAAAATACTCATTCCCCTCTGATAACGAATCGGTAACTGGAGCAACGTCAAAGAATGAAGCGTTAGCAGTAATCACGCACGAACCACTGACTGCTGTAAAGTCATCTATTCCGTGAGTTGTTATATCTAAAATCGTCCAGTACAGTGTTGTACCGTCTGGGACATTAGTTGTCGCTACATTCCAGCGCGTACTACTACCTTCATCTACTGCTACGGGTTCGCCGTCATGCAATAGCGCGTAAGTTGGCTCTATATTTCTGTACGCGGTCACTACACCCCATCTTAGCCCTCTAGTTCTCACGCTAAATCTCCGTAGACCAATGGCAAGCCCACGTTGCACCGCTATCAATGGTTGATGCGGTGATAATACTGGTTTTGTTGGCAAGCGTGTTTAGCACCATTGCATCATTCATAATCTTAAAAGACGCTGGTATCGCTATCGTGCGTCCGCCCGTAGCATTTTGCGTTAGTGTTAGCGTAAAGCTGCACATCACGCCACTAGGCACATTCGTCAATAATAAGCTGGTAATGTTTTGATTATGGGCAGTGACAAAATTATTAATGCCACTACAATCAAGCGTTAAAACGCCAGCAACTATTTCAGGTGTGGTAAATGACGATAATGATGCTATTAGGGATGTTAAAAAATTAGTTATACTGAGTTTTAAATTTAAAGCGGTTAATTGCGGTGTTGAAACTGGCAGGCTATCGAGCGTTACTTTTTTCGTTGTGCCATTAACACCATCGGCGGTGTCAGATACATCTAAAATAAGAGCAATATCACTGCCTGTAGGCGTTGCGTCTAAGTAGTCCTGATATTGCCCCATAATAATTACTCTTTAGGTGTTTTAGGTGGTTTAACGGGTTCTTCTGGCGCAACATCGAGCAAGGTGTAGCCCTCTACGCCCTCAAAATAAGCCGCCGTTTCTTCGTCAACAGGTACGGACAACATACCCTGTTTATGCCGCGCAAACTCAATGCCATTGATTAAGGTTGAGGCGTTTGGTAACTCGCAATATATCTGTTTTTTCATATTTTTCTCAAAAAAAATGGGCAGGCGTGAACCTACCCATTATTAGCAGTCGCTAGGCAAAAGGTTTCCAAGTCGCGCCGTTTGGAACGATGTTTTTAATAAGAACATGACGTTGACGAATACCGACACGCAAATAACCAGACATGAACTGCGCCCATGTTTTAGCCAGTTGGTTTGATACTGCCAAGTCATAACGTGACATTGGGATTAATGTTTGCCAAGTAATTGGCTTAGTGCCATTTAAGCCTAAATCGAGAATATAAGCCGAAGTTGTGCCGGGTATGTCAGTGTTTAAATCAACATAAGTAGTCGTAGCACCTGCCACGGGAATACGAGTCATTTCACGCAAATCAGCTAATGCAGAAGTGCCATTTTTACGACTACGATAAATCACATAACCCGTTTCTAACGCACCCGCTGAACGTGTAATAGTCAATGTGACTTTGTTACCAGTCGCAACCGCTGTTTGTGCTGATAGCGTACCAACCGATTGACCTTTATCATTAACACCAGCAACCAAATAGTAATAATTGCCTGTGTTAGTGCCAAATTTAGCGGCAGCATCAGCGGCAGCAACACACGTTACCGATACAGGTGCAAACGCATTAGCGGCGGCAACGGCAGGGTAAGCCACTTCAAACGGCACTTTTTCGCGCTCATCACGAATAAATAAATCTTGGTTAGTGCTGATTTTGCCAAAGCTAGTATTGATAGCATCCATGACCACGCCGCTTTTAACATTGGTCGCGTTGTCGGTTAGCAAGATACGGCTTGCAGGGTTTAAAGCATCGTTCAGGTCTTTAGTGACCGCATAACCCGCGAAAATATCAGAAGCCATACCCTTGCCGCGATAAGCAATAACTTCGGCAGCTTGTGAGATAACATCAATGCTTTCTAATGCCGAACCTTGCATATCAATGACATGATCCGCTGAACCAAGCGATTTTATTTGCTTAGCAACACCATCAAATTCATACGGGCAAACAGTTGAATCGCCTTCAAATAACAAATGCTCAACATCACCCATTAACTGCAATGCGCCGTTTTGAACTTCGGCAGCTTCCAGTTGAATAATGCTGTTTTGTGCTTGACCAATAACGGAAACCTGACGGCGCGTCATTAAATGCTTGACCATGCCAGTCATACGCGCATAACTACCCGTAGAATCGGAAATGATACCCATTTCAGCGTTAGCCGAACCACCACGGAAACCACCGACAGAGGATTGTTCAGTCCATTCATCTACGGTTGCAGTGCAAGTTCCTTTGGGTACTTTGTTGTAAAGTGCAAAATGAGTATTGTTATACAACAAACTCATAATTGTGTGTTCTAGCGACTGGATGCGTAACGCACCACCGCCTGTTAAAGTTGCGGAATCTGTACCGTAACCCGCTTGCAATGCTTTTTGTAAAGCTGCAATTTCATCGTTCGCGCTCATATTTTATAGCCTTTAGGATTGAGTAATTTTGTTGCGTAAATCATCGGAAATGACATCAGGGTTAAAATGCGATACTTCCAGTTGCGCGACTTCTTGTGATGACAGCTTGCCTGTGTGTAGCATTCGTAATGATTTAGCCATGAAATCTTGTGGCTGTAATGACTTGACCATAGCTACCGATTGACGACCTGAACCGCTTTTGCGTAAAGCCATCACATCATCTTGCAAGGATTTAACCAGCTCATACACACCGCCTAACGCGCCTTGTGTTTTTCGTAGTTCATCTTTAACGGCTTGGTAATCGTCTTGCTGGCTTTCAAGCTGCATGGTTAGCGATTTAATTAATGCCGTACCATCTACCGCTTCGGCTTCTTGACCGTTGGCTAACGTGACACCGAACGATTTACCGAACATATCGCCCGTTTCTTCGTCTTCGTCATCTTCGTCATCTTCGTCATCTTCATAATCATCATCTTCGTCATTATCGCCATCGCCTTTTTTGGCTTGTGATGCGGCAATTGACTTTAATAAATCCTCAAATTCATCATTATCTGGCATTGTTTTTCCTGCTGTGTGTGGTTAAATCGGTTAAAAATTGATTGGTAAATTGCTGTGCATCATCATCACAAAGCCCAAAGGTTTTCATGATGTAGGGCGTGATATTGCGTGGATTTAATGCGCCGCTATTCAATTGTTTAGCAACGTGATTGCGGGTATTCTGATAAAGCGACTGGACTCTTAACGCTGCGCCGCCTGTGAGTTGCGTGGAGTCTGTGCCGTAACCTGCTTCTAGGGCTTTTGACATAACAAAGCCGTTTAAGCTTTTGGCAAACACACCCACGGCAACCTTTGAAACTTCGGGAACGGTAGAATTAACAGGGCAACGATCAAGCGCAACATTGTTCCAGCGCACTTTGTCAACAACGGCTATTTTTTGCCCTTCTGGCGTTGTTTGAATGGATTTTGATAGCACTGAACCACCCACAGACGGATACCAGCGACTAGGCGGGTTTTGCTTAGTCAGTGATTCCCAAACCATATTGGCATTCTTTGCCATTGGCGAATCGCCCGTATAAAGCTCAGCTTTAACAAAGGTTTTTGAACCATTTACCTGCACTTCGATAGGCTTGCCTATTTCATATTCCATGAAGTTAGACACGCCTGATTTAGCCCCTAAAATCGAATAATGGGATAAATCAATATTGCCGTGGCGTAGGTAATAATCAGCCGATTCACTCAATGCTTTTTGCAAAATAACCTCATTCTGCAAGTCCACATCTTCGTTAGATGCTTCAAAATACAATAACCGCCGACCGTTATCTTCTTGTGGTGTAGCCTTTAATAGACCACCTACAGCGATATAATCAGGGACTTGTGATAATAGTTGTTGATTCTGTGTTTCCATGACTTAATCATGATGTCACGACAGAATTTAGGGTAAAAAAAAGCCCTGATTGACAGGGCTTTTATAGGATGGTGTAGCGTGGTTTTGGTGGGTTTTTACCAAAAATCCCGTAAAGCCACTTCCTTTAGGCAGTGGAGGATGTCAAGAGAAAAATCCAAATAGCGAAGTAAATCCACCGCTATTCTTTAGTTGATAACCGCTTTTTTGCTCTACAGTTCCGCTGTTTGTGATAATGAAATCAACGCACTCACGCAAAAAATCATTGGGCAAGCGCGTTTCATTTGCCTTGTTATTAATGCCTTTAAAATTTGATAGTGTGATTGCCATGGCAGATTACTCAGTATTATGCTGTTCCATAAAATGTCACTACCTACGACATTTCAGCATCTAACGATAAAGTTACCACTACACCAGTGGTCTGATATGCAATTAAAGTATCTTTTGTAGTTTCAGTAGATGAAAAACCAACACCGCCCCCCGATATAGCAGGAATCACTCTCATTCCTATTAAATTTGAGCTTCTCGAAGTGGCAGCAGGAATATAGAAAGCTTCTTTTCTAAAATAGCGTTTACATAATGATTCAATCTCTCCGATGTTACGTTGCTCGAACTCAGTAGCAACCGAACCATTTTCAAGCTGAACACCTGTTACACCAAAAACTCCAGTTGTACAGTTAGTTACAGATACTCTAATTCTTGCCCCATTTTTAATATCAGCGTGTGGATTTGAGTATGTCAATGTAGCTGTATACCAGCCGTTCCCTGCGTGTGAAAAAACAGTGCTTGTGCGATTTGTCACCGCCGAAAAAACATTATCTGTATTTGCAGTATCAATATTGATAGTAAAATCTTTTGCTACATTAGAAAAAAGTCTTATAGACAACGTTATTGCATTGCTACCTCTAAAATTTGCTGAATTTGCAGATTCAATATTTTGCAATAATGTCACTTCTGTATTTGATGTAACGCCATTCCATGCTGCACAAAAAGGATGCTTAGCACCATCACCACTGCTTTTAAAAATAGCAGTAGCCGCACCCGTCTGATAAGAATACCAGCGGTCTGACACATAACTTGTTAGAGAACCAAGCGGCGGCGTTATTGATTCGCCACGCTGCCAAACATCAAAACTACCATTAATAATTCTGTTTCTACCAGCAATATCTGAAAGCCCTGCAACTGTAATAGATTTATCTGGAAAAATTATTTCTCGTGTAGCAGTTGATGAAGTTTTTAGTGTTGTTGATACACCGACACTATCGCCCGTGTGATTTAAATTTATACCCATAATTATTCTACACTTAGTTAAAGGATAGATTAGTAAAAAACCGTCTAAACGTGCCAGCAGATGTTACGTTTCTATGAAAGTCACAATGAGGAAACCTAAATTTCTGAGAAGTTCCGCCTGTCAATATTGGTAGCGATGTAACAGATATTGCTACTTTACCTGATAACCACGTTATTAAGTTATTAGTATGGTCTATATTCATACCAAAACACCAGATTGATAGCGTTCATGTGTCATCAAATGGGCATAAAGACCAGCAATATCAACACTTTCTAAGTCACTAATCATCACTTCAAAACGGTCTGTTAATTCCTGCATACATGGCTTTTCCGACTCATACGCCGCCTTGCTTTTCCACGTCTGCACTTGATAAGTAAAGCTGGTTTTATCCCCTGCGTTATTGCTTGATTGCGATACTATCTTGCTGTACGCGTTTTCGATAGTATCACCGTAACAGTCTTCTACTTCTCTTAAAATACTCATGTTTTTTATCCTGTTTGTTAAGCGTAAATTGTTTCAGCGCAATCAATGACGGCTGTTACTCTGATATTAGTTGCTGCTACACCTGTAAAAGTAAAGGCTGCCGCACCATTAGTTGTATCTGCTGTAACCGCAATGACACAGTTGTCAGGATTCCAGAAAGTTTCTATTGTAGAGAAATTTATTACTGTAGTTGCTGCCGAAGTACCTCTGGATACTCTACCTTTGATTACCCAACTAGCCCCACGGGTAGTAGACCCTGATACTATCGCATTAATGGTTGCTATAAATGTTTTGGATTGGTTATTGAGTAATACTAGCTGGTTTAAAGTACCCCCAGCAGTATTATCGGCTGTTAATATTTTGGGAGTAGTATTGGTAGTAGTACCAGAGATAACCATACACATTTTTTGATTATCACCTGCCGTATTAAACGCCTTGCTTGACCAAGCTGTAGCTCCTTGTTGAACTGCAGAAGCCTCATTTCCGCCTGCAAAAGAATAGAAGCCACTAGCTAGGCAATTATAACCTTGAGCAACGGAAGCTCTACCTGATGAAGTACACCCGCGCCCTTGTGCGATTGCATACTCTGTAGTTGCCTCACAAAGTAATCCTTGCGCTCTTGAGCTTACGCCAGAAGCTACACATAAATTCCCTTGAGCAAAAGCAGAAGCTGCCGAGGCGTTACAGGCTGTACCTTGAGCAAAAGCATAATAGTCGAATGATATACAACTATCTCCAATAGCGGAGGAACTAATGCCAGTAGCCCTACAGTTTTTTCCTGCAACAAAGCTAGAATCACCACTTGCCACCTGATTTGCATTAGTTCTTGATGTTTGTAAATCTACTGCACCTAGTCCTCTAGCATTACCCCCAATAGTCGTACCATCAGCTTGCTGTAAACTAAAACCCCCTGTACCTTTAGGACTAATAACAGCATCAGCATTAGGTTGTGATGATAAAACTGCTAATTTATTATAATACTTCCCTGAATAGAGTGTTTCGCTTTCTACCCACTTTGTCAAGCCAGCACTTGTTGGATTATTGACAGGCATGACTATACTCCTTCGTAAATTGACGCATTACCATTAGAACTAGCCCATATCCCAGAGATAATACCTGTATAAATGGGGTTAGGCATTTCATAAAATCCACCTGCGCCGATAGGTACTTTTGCCCCTGCCTGTGTAGCCGTTGCTCCAAAACACACATAAAGAATTGCAGTGGAGTTATTAAATATTGTCAGGCTTCGGCGGTTAGCATTAGCGGCTATCAAGGTCTGTGTGGTTGCTAAGCTGCCAACACTTGTTGGAGTATCGCTTGTTAAGGGACTGTTTTTTATTGATAAAACGCCAGATAAAGTGGTTGCTATCGTTTTAAGTCTATCAAGTACGGTATAGGCTGTTGGGCTTGCTTGAACTTCTCCGATTTGCACCGAGCTTATTGCTAGAGTCAGTGTAGAAAGCTCACTAGCGGTCAAGCTATTAGCCGCAATTATCTCAAGCTTGCTGGTATCGACATCGGCGTTAGCGATTGCAAGTTTTGAGCGTCCGTTGTACCAAATCGGATTCTCGCTAACGAAAGCATTAGTAACCGTGTCGATTGTTAAAATACCGAGTATCGGGTCGCCTGCGATTGCACCCGTAAAGCTTTGCCCTGCCTTGACGCGATAAAGCATCGATGGTGTTTCTTTGTCTGGCAGTGATGCGTTAGCAATCGTGGTTAATAAATTGGTCTGCAACACCTGATTTGCCGCGCTTGCATCACCACCGCCCACTAAATCAGCCAAGCTAACAATCTGCGGGTCGCCGTTAGCATCTTTTGCTGTCAGTACGGCAATAACCGACTTTAGCCCCAGTCCACCCGCGAACTTAATAATATCGTCTCGAAGACTCATGACTTACCCTTTTGTTTTTGCATAAATTTCTCAAATGTAAAGTTTTCTTGATTGGTTATGGTGTCGCCTAGCTCTGGCACATCTTGCCAAGAACCACGGCAATGCGGATGTTGTACGCCAGCGGCTATCCACCACAATTCATGTTCCATGCGTGGCGTTAAGCCGTTTTCTGTGCGCTTATTGGGGCTTGAAGACCTGCCGATATTTGTCTTGCCCGTCCACACCTCGGTTTTTCCGTCTTTGTCGGGCTTATCCGCGTCAACCACCGTCATGACCGTACCGTGTATTTTTTCGCAAAACGGACACGCGCCCTTGTACATTTCCAACCGCCTAACCTTTCTACCCACGGCGGTTGACGCGATAAAGCCCTGCATGGACATTTCACCCGTTTCAGTGAGTGCGATACGCCGCCAGTCACGGTTCATATCGCCGTACTTATCAAATAGGGTTTGTTGTAATTTTGCGGTAGTGGCGGATTCATCACCAGATAAGCGTTTAAGTTGGTGATCCATTAACACGCCTGATAAATTGGTGCGGGCGTTATTACTCAATTCAACCACGTTTTCAGCGGCGCGAATTGCCCCATAATCCAGCATAGCGCGTGATGATACGGACAGGCTTAACGCCGATAGTACGCTTTCAAGGGTGTTAGGTAGTGAGGATTGCAACGCGGCAACCTGTGCTTCTGTAATTGGTGTAGCGGGGTTTTTAGCCTCCCAGTGTGCCTGTGCAGAACCCATAATTAAACTTTGCGCGGTGTGATTGAGTGCGTTATCAATCAGCACATCAATGGGTAAATGTTGGCGAACTAACAGCCTAGCCAGTAGCGCGGTATCTTCAATGCTAAATAATGCGGGTTCAATTGACTGTAAATAGCTCTCAACACTAACCGCCTGTGCGTCTGTCCAGTATTCTGAAAATAATGCAAAATCAGGCTTAGCCGCGTTCATGTCTTGCTGGTAATTCTTACCTTCTAACCACGCATTTAATGAGGTACGAATAGCCGATGTGCGTATCATGCCTTGTTGCGTGTAATCTTCGACCAACGCCTTAACCCACACGTTATGATGTGGCAACCAAATATCATGCTCACTCATTGCCTTGAGCAAGTTATTATTGGATAGGGATTTTTTTAACTCAGCTTCGGGTTCATCTTCTGGCTCTTCTGGTTCTTCGGCTTCGGTATCATCGGCGGGTTGTTCGTTTTGCGGGTCTTCACTGGCTTTTAATTGCATCCAGGCATTTAATAACGCGGGGTTAGCGGGGGCATCACCCAATTCATTGTCTAGTTTTTCGTAGCCTTCCTCAGCGCGTAATTCATTCACCGTTAGAATGAGCTTTCGCATTTCATTCTTTTTATCGGCATCCTCAATATCAAGCCCTGTAAACCTGAAACAATAATCAGGATTAAATTCACTGATAATGTTATCGGTTATTAGGTTCTCAAAGTAAGCCAATAACGGGCGCAACCCCGAATCTTTAGACGCTGCGAGCTTTTCAGCGGTATCACTGCCGCCTAATGCACTGGTAGAGCCACTGGTAAAGGAATCGAAATTTATCTCCGATGGCGACATTCCATAAATCGCACAGATTAATGACGTTAAAAATGTCATCCATTTACCGAACATCATTTCTGAAAAATCTACACCAAACTTTTCAAATGAAGCGCGTGATTCAGCGTCTTTTGATACCAGAACAGGCATGGCGAAAGCATTATCAATACCCTTAACCATTGACTGCCAATAACGCCTAAACGCAGCTAAATCCTCATCGGAATAATTGCCCGACAAATGCAGAACGCCTTTAGGCATAGAGTTTTTATCAAACACATTATTATTGAGTGTCATGGCGTTCAAGAAACCCGTGACAACCCGCACTAATAATTCTGTTTCTGGCAAGCCATACCCTGCCGCCGTTACGTCTGAACGACTATTGCGTGGTTCATAAATCAAGTCATCAAAAGTGTATGCAGTACGCACCAAGCCATTAACTACCTGTACGGCGTAAATATCAGGATTGCCGCGATAGCCTTTTTCAGAACACAGGCGAATTGTCGCGCCGTCAACTGAATAAAGCCCTGCCATACCTAGCTTTTTATCGCCGCGTGACTCGACTTCAATGCCAACAGAATCAAGAATTAAACTATCGCGGGTAGCCTTGCCCATGAATTGAGCGAATGAATCACGGCGTAGTTTTTTGCGTTCTTTTGCCGAAAATTCAAAACCACAATTGGCTATAAACTTTGCTAATTCAGTGGTTTGTTTAGCCTCTGAGTCAGTTAATGAGTGCTTGCGGTCGGTATGACGAATTTCAAATGCTGGATAAGAGGTATCCATTTCAGATACACGGCAAAACCGCTGTACCTGTCTAGTGCGAGTCATGACCACCGCGTTAAGTACAGGCACTTGAATCGACATGGCCCGCAACGCATCAAAACTTAATTGTGATGGACGTTCCCAGTATTCGCCTTGTGATGGTAGAACAAAATCATCTAAAAACACCGATTGCATACCGTCTTTACCGTGTTTGGATGCTTCGGACGGGAACGGTACATTTGATGCTTCAATGGCTTTATGCAGGTTATTATCACCATAGAACGCAATTAATTCGTTAATCGCGTCCATCGGTAACAACTCAGATTGAGCAGGAATAAATGATTTTTGCAAGCCGCCCAGCGCGTCTATGATTTCATCTATCGGCGCGGCGTGATTAAAGGCGGTGTTCGTTGCGTTATCCATAAAAGCCAGTTCAAGTGTTTGGGAATGGCTTTTATGATAGTGTCACGACTAATTAAGTCCTATGTGTTGAGGATTTTGGAGAGATCACTACAGGGGACGGCTTCATGTTTTCCATTGGGTTTCCGTTGGTATCGCTCACGGTAACACCTACATTGACATTGTGATTAAACATCATTGAGCTGTTTTTTTGTTGCGCTTCGTACATTTCGCGGCGTTGCTGTTCGGGGATTTTTTCAGGTTCTTGGTTTCCCATAACAGATTTAGTTATTGGCAAATATTTATCATCATTACGATTTACATAATCAACATAGGATTTTGCGCTCGTTCCGTTTTGATCTGATACTGTGGGATAACGCCCTTTTTCATAATATTCTTTTCGCGCTTGACCTGTTAAATTCGAGGCTAATCCTTTGTTAAAGGCTTCCTCATGAGATAGACCGCTTGCCTCTAACTTCTTGGTAAAGTCATTAATATTGCCAATTCCCCAGCCGATATTCTCATCAACATTAAAGCGGTCAACGCCTGCACCTTTGGCGGTTTTAGCCATCATTTGAAATATCCCTATCGGTCTATCTCCTTTGTGAGTACCTTTTGATATTACAGGCCCTTTAATATTTGGGTTTAAGCTAGACTCCTGTTCAGCTAACGCGGCTATTTTTGCCGCTTCTTCGGGCGTGTTTCCTTGTCGCATAGCTTCGGCGGCTATTTTCTCAACGACACCGCGTTTACTAATTGGCACATGGTTTCCAATAGTGGCATCAGTGGAATTATCATTAAGGCTTTTGTAACTAGGTGATTCACTCTTAACCTTTGGCTTAGGTGCGACATACATCTTGTTAGCATCATTACCAGCAGCTTCAAATTTGTCTAAAAAGTCGGTTTTGAAGTTAGCAGGGGCTTCGGGGTTATTGGCAAAATCTTCTTTTACCTTGGCTAAAACTTCGGCTGCGTACTCTTTTGACCTATTACCAGTACCCATGAGTTTTGCGATATTTTCATCTGCCCACGCCATACCTTTAGATGAAATTGCGTTGCCGTCTACTGACTTGCCAGCATAATCTACCTTAAACTCTTTGCCGTCTTTTTTATACTCATCACTGCTTAGTAAATTATGGTTTTTAGCCATTGCATTTAACAGGCTTGGCATTTCAGCAATATAGCTATCTGGGTTTATCCTAGCTTTGGCAAGTTCATTGGTGTATTGGTCGCGTTGCGCCTCTTTAGTTATACCCTTTAGATTTATAGCCTTTTCGGTTAGCTCTAGGCTGTTTCGGCTATTTAAAAGCTGTTCATCGGTGGACTTATTACCTGCCCTGTCTTTACCGCTTAATTCAATCCCCGCTTCATCACTGCGTTTAGATAATTCCTGATTTGCAACAAAGGTATTCTTGCCACTAATATCAAACAGCTTAACCAGTGCAGTAATACCCTCTTTAACCATAATAACCGCTGGTATCAACCCATCAACCAACTTCTGAATATTAGAATCCATGCTAACGGTGGCGTTCTTTAAAACCTGCCCTTCGTCTGAATCATTGGCTAAGGTGAGCTTAATGACTTCCTTTTTAAACTCCTCCATTTTGTTGTCGTTAAGCATTGCGTCCATTTTGGATTTCTGCTCAGGCTTAATAAAACCTGAATCCTGCAATGCCTTGTATTGCTTATTGATACCATCATCACCGCCGCCCATTACCGCCATTAATGAGGGAATTTGTGAGGTTTTAACGGTCTTTTCGTCTATGCCATATTCTTTTAATTTTGCCCCGTAGTCGAAACCCTTTTCATTTTGATAAGCATCTAACGCAGCCCCCGCTACGGTTTCGCTACTTGTGCCAAACAGGTTTTTAACATAGCGAATGGCTTTTTTAGTATCGGTTGAACCATCGGCGTTTTTGGTGACATTTAAAATGTCATCCATCATCACTTTAAGGTTGGGCGTATCTGTGCCGCCATTTTCGGCTAATGCTTGCAGGTGGGTTAATTGCTTAGTATCGCCATTAGCTAACGCACGCTGATAAATTGCACTGTCTTTGCCGAAGGTATTTTTTGCTGTACCGAATACGCCTGATTCTTGAATGGCTTGTAAATCAGTTGCATCATAAACAGGATTAAACCGCTTGAACGCGCCCTCAATATAATTTTTCTGAATATCGGAATTTGCACCCCTAAAGCCTTGGTCAAGCGATCCGATGACATTACCAGCAACCTGCGGATTTTTACTCAAACCCGCGTAGTTAGAACCCATTAACGTACCAAGCAATGAGGTATAGCTTGATACATCGGGGGTCATGAGGCTTTGATTAGCCGACATTTGGGTGAAGTTAGAGATTACCCCTAGAACTTCATCGTACTTTGCACCTGTGCCACTTTTTCCAACTGCTTCACCGATTTGTAAGGCTAATTTTTTATTATCGGTTTCGTTATTGGTTACGCCATACATTGACTGTGTGGCTAGGAATTGCGTAGTGGCATGACTATCAACACCATATCCTTGCGCTAAACCAACCGCATCACGCAAGGATTTACCGATGTTAGACGCGGCATCATCTAACGGGCTTATTGCCGCTGTATGGGCAAATTGTTTCGCAAGCTCTACAGTTTCATTGTAAGTAACACCAAAACCCTCAGTGAGTCCACGGGTACTATCGCGTAGTTTGTCGAAGTCGATAGAAGCCGCGCCTACCATGTGACGTAATTGCGAATAACTTACCGATTCTTTTTCGGTTTCGGATAAGCCAGCATCCGCCGCGCCGCCTATTTTTCCACCTAACGCACTGCCTATCATGGGCGCGATAATTGCACTCATACCGCCAGTGAACGGGGCAAGTGCTGCACCGATACCTTTACCCGCAAAGCCACCTAACGTACTGCCTAGTGACGCATTAAGACCACCGCCCCCAATTGCCGCCCCTGCGATAGTTCCCGCCATTTGTGCCATTTGGGAATTGCGTTTTTCACTCGCCGCTTTGTCGATAGCCGCCTGCGCGTCTCTGGCTTCCTGTTCCCTGATTTGTTGGGCATGGGCGGCGCGTGAGTTCTTTGTACGCCGATTAACCGCGTCTTGACTACTGGAATCGTAGGACGGGTTATAAAGTGCCTCGCTGTAATCACGATAGCCGCCAGTGAAGTTATAGCGCGGATTTTCTCTAGCAGAATCACTGCGGGCGCGTTGCTCTTTTTCTGCCCGCCGCTTTTTTTCATCGTTGAATTGTTGTTGGTAATGTTCACGCGCCTGTTTATTATCCAGCTCGTTATGCTTTTGCTGGTCTTCACGGCGTTTTCTGCGGGTTTCGTTGGCTTGATTGCTATGCCAGTTTTCCTTAATTTCCTGTTCGCGCTCTCTTGACCACTTCGCGCTATCGTTGGCATTGAATACGTCAGAAGTTGTATTAATGTTGGTTTCGTTTTGGAAACCGCCTTGACTACCTCTAACGCCGTCAACTTTCTTACCGCCCAATGTTTCAGCGGCTTGTGAGAATACATCGGCTGAGCGTTTCGCCTGACTGGCTTCTAACTTGCCTTTATTATAAAGCTTGTCCTGTGCGACATTTACCTTGTCGATAATGGCGAGTAATTCCCTGTAATCTTTTAGGGCCTGCTCAATATCGACTTTGTAAGTGCCGCCCTTTAAAGCATCATTGACACTTTTAATCTTGCGTTCAGCTTCGGATAACTTCTGATTGAGGTCGCCTACGTCCGCTTCAATGCTAATTTTCTGAGCTGCCATTTATAATATCTTCCAATTCACTAAAATCAACATCATCAAGGTTTTCAACTTTTTCATCATAATCACCGTCTGCTTCAAACTCGTCCTCATTGCCGTTTTCATCGTAATAATATGCCCAATAATCCGCAATAATATCGGCATCGGTCATGGATAAATAACGGGGGTCGTTAGGCGGTAAGTTGTATTTTTTTCTGAACCAGAATCTATAGGTCTTGGCTAATTCCTTGCCCGTGCGCTTTGACTCCCGTGCCATCGCCTTTCCGAAACATATCAATGTTATCTTCTAGCAACCCCAATAATTCTTTTACCTTATCAGCGTTCCAGTTGGTGTCATCAATGTTTTCAGCATCTTCCCAGCCAGCGGGGGCAGATACGCATGAATGTTTATGTGCGGAAACGAATGAGGCTAATAAATAAAGCGTGTAATCCTCGTTTGAATCACCTGCTATTTTGATGTAATCGGCGCGGATTCTTGCTCTATCGGCTATGGTTTGTCTACCGTAGCGAAACGTACCAACGTCTGGCAGTTCGATAAAAAAATCGGTTTCTTTAGGTTTTCTCATGGGATGGGTCTCATTGAGTTTTTAGGTTGATTTAAAAACTCAATGATAATGTCACGACTACTTAGCTTTGATTTTGTATAGCGGATTGCTTGACTAATAATTGACCATTGGGCGATTCAACGGGAATCATGGATTCAAGTTTACAGCTTGGGCAAACGTGTTTAATGGTTGATTGTCGCCATATTGTATAGATGACACCTAGGATGACACCAAAGGCGTACAGCGGGATTTCAACCCATGTACTGCCCTGCACTACCTTTTCTTTATCGCCTACTGTTAGGCATTGGGTGCATACGAATTTAGGGGTAGCATTGCCAGTGATAGGCTTGTTTTCTTCACTGCTAGACTCTGAGAAAATACTAATCATGATTGAAAAAAAAGCAAGGCAAGCAAGAACAAAAACAATGAAATTGTGCATAAAATACCTTTTTGTGTTGAATGGATTATTGTGTTTTCAGTGTGGGCAAAACCTGCTATTTTGTCAAATATCATTATAGGAACTGAATAGAAAAATGAATAAATTAATTATAATCAGCTTAATAACATCGTTCCTTGTATCAATACCAGCTTACGCAAAGATTGAACGTAGCGAAAAGGCAAAGAACTCATTCAAGTATTCGCACCCATGCCCTGCTAATGGCAATAATCACGGTTCGTGTGCTGGTTATGTAATTGATCATATTAAGCCGCTGGCGTGTGGTGGTGCGGATGCAGTTATAAATATGCAGTGGCAAACCATTGAAGAGGGCAAGGCTAAGGACAAATGGGAGCGTAAGGATTGCGAGACTAAGCCACAACCTACCAATGGGAAGTATTTTACTGGTAAACGTGGCGGGTATTATACGTTGTCAGCCAGTGGTAAGAAAAACTATGTTGACCATTCTTTTTGTGGGCGGTAGTAATCAATAATTGACAGTTTTCTGTGTGTGGGTGTATTATTTTGTTTAGAGTCTCGTAAGCTCAAACACAAAGCGTTGCCCACACATCGAAAATCCTTGTGGTTTTTTTATGCCTATCAGTTTCTGCTGTCATGCCCATTTGTGGCATAATGGCGTTGTTGGTTAGGAGTTCCAGAGAATATATTGAATATCTGGAGCGGTGCTTTGTGACCGTTACGAAACTCCTATCCAGCCACTTCGGTGGCATATTTCGTAAAAATGGCACAAAGGAATATCCCCATGTCACACGCACTAATCCCAGTACCCTTTCACGGTCAATCTTTATCAGCAGTTTTAGTTGATAACATTCCCCATGTAGCATTAAAGCCACTTTGTGAAAACATCGGGCTAGACTGGTCTGCACAAGTTCAAAAAATCAAGCGTCATCCAGTGTTAAGCTCAACTATGGTTATGATAACCACAGTTGCCGAAGATGGTAAATTGCGCGAAATGCTCATGATGCCAATCAAGTATTTAAACGGCTGGTTATTCGGTGTTGATTCAAATCGCGTTAATCCAGAAATTAAAGACCGCGTTATCGAATACCAACGCGAATGCTTTGAAGTCTTGGCAAGCCACTTCATGCCAAAAGTCGAAACCCAATACGGCTTAAAATCCCTCCCAGAGCCACCTACTATAACCACTGCTATGCAAGGCGAATTATCCGTGCGTGTATCGGTGATTGCAGGTGAATCAGGAAAAACTAAGGTAGCTGTCTGGTCGCGTTTTTCAAATCACTTTCGCATCTCAGGATATAAAAACCTGCCCATTGAAAAATACGATGAGTCGCTCACTTATCTGGAAAAACTCCGCATAGAGTATGGTGGAAATATTGAAATGATTGCTATACCAGCAACTGAGTACACAGCGTTATTGGAATCCATTAAGCGTGTCCAAGGCGAACTGGCAAACGAACAACAACATAACCAAGTCACCATCACCCTTGCACCAAGACAAAAAGGTGAGAGCGTTAGACGATACCTAATCACGGTACATGGTGATGAAATGGTGCAAATGTGGACAGTTCCAGATAATGTACAACCATTGACACCCGAAGAATGGTATAGCTACGCAGAAATGCGCTACATCATGATTGAACGCTCAAAACTCGATGAAATGACCGCTAAACAATTGGGCGTACTGTTAGCCTAACCCACAGACACAAAAAAACCCGCTAATCGCAAGACTAGCGGGTTTTTTATTGCCTAAAACTCAAGGTTCAGAACCTTCCTTAGCCTTGATAGTAATCCCAGTTGCAATCAATAGCGCACCTATTCCCGTGCCGTATTGCATTAAATCAAATTCGCCTGTTGTGAGTGTGTGGTAACACTGCAAAACCAGTGCCACCAACACAGACAACATGACAAGGATGCGCGAAAAGTCGAAGCTCTCATTATCCTTGCCTGTAAGCGCGGTTTTCAGTGCGCTATTAATTGCTGTCATCACTACAACCTTCACAGCCTTTCGGGCAGTCCTTAGCTATTATGGCTTTCAATGCGCGTTCTTTTGAAAAAACATTGTACATAAATCCAAAAATACCTAATGCACCACCGATAAAGCCAACGTGCATATCCATGAACTTTATCACGTCCTGAAAAAGGAACATTGCCGCGCCTAATGCTGTTACTGAGTTAGATTGAAACCAGTCCTTAATATCGCACATAAATAACCTACAATTGATCGCCGCTGATAGATAGCGCGTTAAACGATGCGTCAGTCATAACCACGGCGTTAGCACGAATATCAATACTGGCATTGTCAAATGAACAGCTTTCAATTTTTCTCAGTACAGCTTTAGTGGGCTTGTCGATAATCAAAATATCGAATACCAGCCCTTTCAAAGCATCTTCTGAACTGGCAGGCATAATGCCAAGCTTACGCAATGTTGAATTACGCAACGCCGCCGATGATACCTGCACGGTGTTTTTTGACAGTGTAGGTACATATTCGATAGGGTCTATGCTTCCGATACCGACAACAGGTTGCGGGGCAAAGCTTGAGCTAACCCGCAATGACTGAATAACGCCTAGCACATTGCCATCGAATGTTAAGACGATTTCATTACCCGACTGGGCTTGTTTATTCGCTCTCATAAATTAAACCCCTAAGCCGTTGTGCCAGAATAAGGCACGGTATGAATGGTAATTCCAATATAATTACTTGGAATAACAGGTGAACACTGGAACTCAACTAAAATATAGTCAATGCCTTGTGTAACGGTTAAGCCTTTCCACGCGGGATTTTTAGCATCCCCAGTGATAACGCCATCGCCTTGCGGTTCATCGGTTGCCAACAGCTTTAAGCGGCTTTCAGCGCGTGACTTAACTTCTGCCAATAAATACGGCGTATTCTTTTGACCGCGCAACGGATCTAATGCTTCACGAATTGCGCGGGCCACAAAATCAGAAGCGACACCGACCGATATTTCCCGTTGCGAGAAGTTGGCGGTTTGTGCGGTGCTGATTGACTGCAATACTTTTACGTTATTGGCAAAATCCGACCAGCAACACAGAACACCACCCGCTAACAATAAATCGGTTTCGTCTGGATTGCGTAAACGCCGTTCCATGCCACGGACATTGATAATCTTATTGGTTAATGGTGTGCCAGCAGAAACACCGCACAGCATACCGCCTAACAACGAGGCTAATACCCACGGTTGCCATAACGTATTAACGCCTGCATTATCAGGATCATAAAACCCTTGGTGGACAACAGAAACGCGCTGGTGATTGATAGCTGCCGCCGTAGCAATCGCGGTATCGTTAGAGGTTAAAGCAGGTAATCCGCAAATGGTACGGCGTTCCATACGCGCCACTAAACTCATGTAATCGCAATGCGTTTCGGACATATACAACACGGTTTCACTGTCACTTAATGGCACAACCACCTGACAATCAACTTCTTTCAACGCATCAAACGCCGCTTGCCAGTTTTCAGTAGTCGCGCCCACATGAGGCGTGTAACTAAAAATAACGCCTGTAGTCGCGGTATTCGCAGGGGCTTTTAACGCACCTGTTAAGCGTTCAGCAACAACATTGGAAAAGCGGGTGTTCAGCGTATCAACGACTTTTTGCAACAAAGCACGAACAACTAAAGCAGTTGTTTTGCATGATGTTGAAGCCAGTGCGTCCAGTGTGATTGATTTGGTTGTATTGGAATTGTCCAGCACTAACGCCGTGACATCGGCAATGGTATTGAGCTTATCGACAATATCTTGAATAGTCGGGTAAACACTAAACAGTAATTCAGTTGGTACAGCGTCAACCGTTAAAGTTAATGCAGTAGCAGTAATGGCAACAGTCGCAACCGTACCCGCGCCGCCGTAAACCACGCTCAACATATTGGCAGCTAGGTTATCTTGAAAATTACTGGATAACACGCCGTTAATGGTGTTTTTGACTGTTACTTTTTTGGTATTGGCTTGCGTACCATTGGCAACAATCACGCGAATATTCGCACCTGCCGCGCCGTATTGCTTGGCTTTAACCAGAATGGCGTTAGTGCTTGAGGTATCAACTAAATACCCTTGTGCCTGTTCGTCATCATCGGCACGGGCAAATAAGATATACGCGGGTGAATTGGTATCAGGGGATGGATTAAATGCCTTTTCAAAGGCTTTCAATAAATCCGCTCTACCAGAACCCAATAGGGCTACAGCATCTTGATAACTGTTAATGCGAGTCACCGCAAAGGGTTCGCCGCTATCCGCTTCACCAACTAGGGCTAATACTTGGCTGTTAGGCGTAGAACTGACAATCATGCCAGAGTCATCAACCACGGAGGCGGTAACAGGGGTTACTAATAGTTGACCGTTAAATAATAAACTCATATTTCAGCCTAAACGGGTTGGGTAATAAATTGATTGAAACACGCTTGAAAGCCGTCTACCGTGTCCGATAAATGCCCCTTGCGTTGCTCAATACGATAAAAAGAGTTGACCATTTCCACGCGGCGATCCGTTGTCGATAATTCAGAACAGAAGTGGTCTAAACTGACTTGCTCAGGCGTTGCGATAGGTTCAGGCAATGATTCAACTGCCTTAGGTTCTTTTTTAGGTGTGTCGGGTTTTTCTGACATAAAAATCCTGTTAATAGAGTGAGGTAGGGGTAACGGTGATGCTGTCCAATAGCGCGTAATCAGTATCATCATGAATACTGGAATCGCTTAAACAGCTAAAAGAAACGTGTGTGCGGTAAATGGGGCATTGATAGCTTTCAAAGTCTTCTGAGTCAGAAAACTTAGTGCTGATTTGCAATAAACCAGAGGCGTTAAATAATTCAAGGTTTGCGATTAATACGCTTTTAATGGCAGCGCGTAAGTCGTGGCGTTCATCACCGTTTATGCACCATGCGACAACCTCTAAATCCACCGCTGAATACCAGCCGATTGAATCAATGGCGTTATCGGTAAAATCCGATATAAAACGGTTGTCTGGGTTATCGCTTTGTAAGTGAACAGTGACCACGGGAAACGCGGTATCTTCGATTTGTGGAGACGCATTTAATACAGTGATATGGTTGCGTGGGTGCGTTAATTTACCAGCGGCAATCAACGCATTTAAGCCACTATCAAGCCGCGCCCTGACAAGTTCCTGCGGATCTACTGAGGTGTCAGTAAATAACAAAGCAGGGGTAACAGCTTGAGCAGCTTGGCTTGAAATCCACGCTGTACCATTCCAGTAAAACACCTTGTAAAAATACGGCGTTCCATTTTCAAGGTCGTCATAATCAACTAATTCAGTACCTTCACCCTGATACACAATGGTTTGCGCGTTCTCATTAGCAAACACACCGCTGGTATTGCGTAGGATTCGCCAGTAAAGCGCAGCGACAGGTGGGGACAATTCCAAGCTGACGGCGTTACCAGAAATTAGAGGGATTAGTTTAGTTATCATGACTGTATTGTCGTGTCACGACAAAATGAGGGGCATAAAAAAGCCCGATTAGTCTGGGCTTTAGTTTGCTTATTGCACTAATTGCAGTCGAGGGTATTTTTTTCGATACTCAGCAACAAAATCATCCATTAACTTTTTTCGGTCTTTTTGCACTGGGTAATGTTGAATTAATAGCGTGTTGCGTTCACGGATTGCCTTTAGTAATCGCAAATCATAGGTATCTAAATCGGATTCGTTTATCGACTTCCATTCACCATTAAGCGCACGATTAACGAACAGGTGTTCATTGCAGAAGTGATTAACGCCCGTTTTCTTGCCAAGCATATCACGGACAAACACTAACCCGTCTGTCATTGGTCTAGCGGTATCGCGCTTATCTTGAATGGCTTGCTTGCGGTCTGGTTCGTTGCGTAGCCTATCTATCTCATTAATTGCTTTACGAAACGATTTTACCAGTGACAGTTTAAACTTTCGCACTATCGGGGTATTTCTGAAAAGCGTAATCAGGTAGGTTGCTTGGTCTTCGGTAAGTTCCGCATACTCCGTTGATTTGGCAAAGCCGCCAGTATCAAGCTTAATTCCCTTCCGCGTTTCAAACGCGAGTGGGCTAAACTCTGCAAAGTCATCGCTATATTTGCGGATAAGGGCAATTACGTTCTTATGCTCTAATTCGCAATTTTCAGCAATAACAATTGAATCGGTGAATGGTTTACCATGAGAAACATGGACTAAATCGGTTTTAGCTTGCGACTTCATTTTGATACCTTTTATCATTAGGTTTATCGGAATGGATGTGCCAGTGGGTGATAAATCCACGTTCAGCCGCTAAGCCTAGGCACAAGATTCAATTATACCACAATCATTCAATCGTGACAGTAAGCTATACCCACACCAACACAGGACGATAACCATGCTTAATCAAGCCAGTAATTCAAAACCACCGATTGTTTTATTCTTTTTAAAATCATTTCACGCCGCCCATACTCGAACACTTAAAAACGGTACAGTGGTACAAGTAGGCGCGTACAGTGATAAACGACTACGCCACGATGCTCAGGCGGTTCATGTTGATCATTCCAAAACCCAAGCCGAGGATAAGGAACATTGGGCGCGATTGCACCAAGAGCAACACGTTTTACACCATACCGACAAAGCCGAACATGAGGCGCGTTTAAAGCATCTTGACGGCTTAATCGAACACCACAAGCGACAAGCGGATAACCACGAAAAACTACGCGATAAAGCCCGTGCAGACGGTGATAGCGTGGCATTGTCTACCCATAACAAGGGATTGACCACACACCACAATAAGACCGCTAAATTTGAAGCGCGACACGCTAAAACTTCGGCTAAGTTGGCTAAAGTTAATGAGAAGTTAGCGGGTATTCATGCGGCTAAGGAAAAGTTGTGGGCTGGGAGTGGGGCGGTTGCACTGAAAGAGGGTAATCATCCTTATTACAGAAAACCAAAAGAAGTTGGCAAAGAAATTGCCGATGACATAATTAGCAAAATAACCGTTCCCAGTCAGGACAACATCATGAAGCCAGTAACGGGCAATGGCTGGACGGCAGGGCGTGACGCTACCAATAAAAACAATAAAGAGGGTGCGGCTCATGATAAGCAAAAAGCAATTATCGCTTATTTAAAGGATGGCGGATTATTGACCGATGAAAGCCTTGATGAAATATCTTACATAGGCAACAAATTCATTAGTAATGTAGAGAAACAACGCCTTGGATTGGCTAACGATAGTCATAGTGGAGTACCTTATTTCAACCTAACTAGACCGCAAAAACAAGCTGTAAACGATTTTGTAACCGCTAAAATTGAGCGCACAAAATCCGCTAAAAACTTTCAATCAAGGCTTGCAAAGGAGATAGCAAGGAATAGAAGGCTTCCAACTAACGAACAGGACACCACCAAGCCAGACACCGCAAAGCCTAAGCCAGAAGCGGAAGCGGTGAAACCTAAGCAACTGGATGGCGATAATCCAGATTATGAAGAATTTAAAAAGTGGCAACAATCCAAAAACAATAAACCAGCCTTTAATAAAGATGGTCTAGGCAATGTTAGTAAGGTAAAAACTGCCAAAGGCACGGAAATTGAAACCCGCTTTAAAGTGGTGGACGCTGGCGATTTGATAACTAGCCATGATAGCAGTGGACACGCAAACCCAAAATTCCCCAGTGATTTACAACCGCGTGACAGATCGAAACAAACCAGTCAAGCGTGGGTATCGACAACCTCTAAAAACTTGGACGTTGATAAATTGGGCAAAACCAGAGACGCGGCAAATGGTGCGCCGATTGTTGGGAAAGATGGCGTAGTGGAATCGGGTAATGGTCGAACAATGGCAATTAATCACGCCTATGAAAACGGACACGCGGACGAGTACAAGGCGTGGCTAACCGAAGAAGCGGCAGGTTTTGGCATTGACCCCGAAAGCATTAAAGGCATGAAAAACCCTGTATTGGTACGCGAAAGACAAACCGATGTAGACCGTTCTATATTCACCAAAGAAGCCAACGAAGACGACAAAATGGCAATGACAGCCACCGAAAAGGCGCGTAGTGATGGTGACAAAATCAGCGGGGCATTAGTTGAAAAATTGCATGATGGCGATTTACAATCAAAAGATAACCGTGATTTTGTACAGGGATTTATCAAAACCCTAAGCAATGCCGAAGCCGCGCAATACTTCACCACCAGCGGCAAATTAACCAAACATATTTATGATCGCGTACAGGCGGCAGTATTTGCCCGTGCTTATGATGATGACCGATTGCTTGAATTGATGGTTGATGATGCTAACCCCGATGTTAAAAATATCATTAGCGCGTTAAATGGGGCGGCAGGTAACTTTATACAGGCTAGAGATTCAAGCTCACAAGCGCATAAAGCACTTACCAGTACTGTTACCGATGGCATTAAGGTGTCTATGGATAAGCAAGCGGTTAATCTATTGCTGGACGCTTCTAACGCTATTCTGGAGGCGAAAAACAAAGGGCTAAGCATAGGCGATTATTTACGACAAAATAACATTTTTGGTGATGATGAAACGCCTGCGGATGTTGCTGAAATGGCGTTGTTTATCTCAGAGAATAACCGTAGCCCTGCCAAGCTAACCAAAGTATTTAAAGGTATGGCGGATTCAATTAACAAGCAAGCTGAACACAGTGCAACCACTGATTTAATGGGCGGAATGGACACGTTAGATATTATGGATATTTTCAGACAAGCCGCTGGTATTGCACCTGTAAAAAGTAACGCGCCTGAACCTGTTAAACCAGCGCAAAGAACAGGCGGCTTTGTTGATATGTTTACAGAAACCAGAGGGCAGAAGCGCGACCGTGAAGCATTTGAAGCCAAGAAACCCGCAAAACTCGCTAAATCGCTTCAATCAAGTCCGTTAATCCTGTTTTTCAAAGCGGCTTAACGTGTTATAATGTACCCTGTTGTGGCTGTACGCGGATTAATTACCCGCGTTAAAGCAGATTGAACACCTGTTGCCACAACTCTAATTCGTTCAAATCACTTTATCCCCGTTCAAGGATTTCAAAATGCAAGATTCTGACGTAGTAGATACACCCACCTATAATTATATTATAGGATGCAGTTAACGAAAGTTAAGAAAAAAGTATCGGTATAAAATGAAAAAATAATTGAATCGCACAAAATAAACCGCTGGTTTCGTAGATGTTCCAGCGGTTTTTTTTATGCCTGTCATAAGTAGTGATATTAAAATAAGCCATCAATCAATAGGCGGCTTAATCCCATGTTAAAAGTAACTGTTCAAATCGACTTGTCAGAAATGACGCGATCAATTTATACCCAAGTTCAGCAGGCGGTAACGCTCACAGCATTAGAAGGCAAGGCAATCTGGCAGAATGAAATTAAACAAGCCCGCTTGCGTGATGTCGAAAAACAGGCTTACATGGATTCATTGAAAACTGAAATGACGGGTGATTTTTCAGCGGATTTATTCACTGATTACCGATTAGCAGGTGAAATTGAAAACGGTAGACCACCACGCGATTTAAAAAAGAACCTGCTAACGTCTCGCAAAACCCGCGTTTCTAAGAAAGGTCAAAAGTACCTGATTATCCCGTTTAGGCACAATACGCCTGACAATAATGCACACGCTAAGGCTATGCCTGTTGACGTTTATAACGAAGCTAAGGCATTGACTAAGAGTCGAGTGCTATCAATGTACACAAGGCAATCAGCAACAGGGCATACCGTGCCGCAAGCTTTTTACCAATGGGGCGATAGACTACCTGCTGGATTAACGCCGAAGCTAAAAGACCATCACAAAACCGATATTCATGCGGGTATGGTGCGCTTTAATACCAGCTCTGGAAAACAAAACTCAAGCCAGTATTTAACATTCAGAGTGATGGGCGAATGGTCAACAGGCTGGATTATTCCCGCGCAAGCTGGGCTAAATTTAGCCAAGAATACACAGGAACAAATGCAGCCGTTACTGGCTAATTATTTGAAAGGGATTGTTTAGGGTAGTTCCCAGCCCAGTATTCGCACTGCACCCGTTGATGTGGCGATAACAACGGCAATAGATAGTGATTCAAGCCCAAAGGTAAACGGCGTATTAATTGTTACATATTGCGCTCCCCATGTTGATGCTATCCATAGCACGTTAGAGACTGGCGGCGGGTTAGTGCTTTGCAAGCCCGAATATTGATTGCTGGGTGCGGCAACAACATAAGATGACATAACGCCAGTTTCATCGGTACTACCGACTAATGTGCCACTCACAGAAATAGCAGTAGGTGGCAAAATACCAGCCAGCGATACAGTGGCATACGTTGGGGTCAATAAATGCCATGTGCCAGTAACACCGCTACACGCAAGCGGTAAATTAGGCGTATTACTACCAATAATTACCCGTGGCTGCACTTTTTTACCATGCTGTAAAAACCCCAGCGGGTATTTATTCCCTGTACCATCGGTTTTAATCCACCCAACCAGCGCAAAATGCGTGTACCCAGTCGGTAAAGTGGGAGCAGCTCCAGATAGCGATATTAAACTAGATACCCCGTTAATAGTCGGATTAAAAATAACGTAAATTGCATAATGCTGGTTAGCTGATAACGTGCCAGTATCTAATCCACTAATGCCAACTATCGCCGTATTACAGACTAAAACACTATTACTAATCAAAGTGGACGCATTGCCGTTTTTTACAATCAGCTCATCATAGCTAATATTTACACTACTACTTGCACCACCTGTTGAAATAACAAGGTTTTTAGCCTGCCCTGAAACAGCGGGAATACTGCCTGCCAATGCGAAAGCGGAGGCGTGTAAGCCGTCCACGGTATCAGCATCAAAATTATTACCATGGCCCTGAATAATATCCCCAATTGCCGCCGTTAATTCAGTAATCCGCGCCTTTAGCCATTTGGTGCGATTAGCCAGTGCGGCAGGGGCTTTGTTCATGTTAGCGGTTTCATCACCGCCCAACAGCTCACTATCGGTTGTTTCACCCGTGGGGAATAGGTAAACCCCTGTATCAAAATTTTCAACTTCTGTGATGTTAGCCATAAATCCTACGCATTAAATATAATTGTCCAAGTGCCGCGTAATGAAATACTGTTTGTTTTCATTAGCGGTGTTCTGTTTTTTCGTGAAAATAGCGTGTTGTTTCCAGACAATAAGCCGAACTCAGCGATATTCATGCCGATAGCGTCCGTTGGGTCGAATCTGAAATGAAACCTTACGCTTGAGCTGGTCGGATAACTAACCTCGTAAATAGGCACGGTAACGCCACTTGTTAATGCGCTATCGGCAGTGCTAGGGGCGGTTGCATTTGTACCTACACCAACCTTACTAATTGCCCACAATAACGGATCAGCTCCGCCCGCTGTTTTTGCCTGAATAATTCGACTGTTCAGCACAATTAAATTGCGTTCATCGAATACTTCAATTAGCTGTTCATTGTCGTAAATTTGATACTGCAATATGCCTATCGGGGCATTAACCGATTCTGTAATATTCACAATGACTCGACTGTAAGTGATGATGACGCATAAATCGCGCCGTTTGCATGATAAATACCGTTGGCATAGTGCTGTGTTTCGATAGTTAAAACCAACGAATCTGATACCGTGCCAATATCGGTAATGTGTGACGCTGCGTGAATAGCCCCGTTTGCATGATAAATACCGTTGGCGTAGTGATGTACAATCAAATCAGACACAAAACCATCGGAGTGCGGCATATAAACATTGTCTACTGTATCGCCACCTGATAATTCAACCTCAAAGCGTGTACCCGCTGATTTAAAGATATTAACAAAAGCGGTTAATCGCTCGAAAAAGTCATCTAATATTGAATCGCTGAAAATATCAAATACAACAGGATATTTAAACCATGTTGGATTTAATTCGCTATCAATCATTTCTAATTCTAAGCCAAACTTTTCAAATATTAATATTTCTAATGCAACATTATTACTTTTCGCCCTAATAGTTTCGTAAATAATCCGCGCCCTATAAACATCATCGGTTTCATAGCCTGATAATCCACTGCCTAATATCCAATAATTCAAGCTATCAACTATTATTCTTCCTGTACTATCAAATATTTCATTACGCGCTCTTTTGCGTGGAATACCGAAGTATTCGCCATAATAATCAAGCCAGTTGCTTTGTGACGAATGAAAATAAAGTTGTTTAAGCATTTCAACAATATCAGCCTTTGCAGTTTCCAAAACGATTGAAAACATATCAAGGATGACAAATAGCATTGAGCGATAAACGGGTATGGTATGCTCAAATAGCCCTGTAGACGCATCAAATAGACGCACGGATTCTAATAATACCTGTGCAGGGTAATTACTATAATCCGTTGAAATAACTGTATCAGGGAATAATGGCGTTAATTGATTAAATACGTTATTAATTGTTAAGCCAGTCAAACTAATATTAATTACTTCGACATTATCCATCGTGGCAATTAAAAAACTGCCATTTACTTCAAATTGAAGCGTTGCGTTAGCGTGATTAATTATTATCGCTGGTTTATCATCGGGGCTTAAATTAAAGCCATCATGAATATAACCTAATAGCTTTCTAAGTAAACGCATAAACACCTTTAACGGCTTTACGGTTTCTATCTATGACAATATCATCGGCGGGTGATGTTATGGTGAAATTAAACACGTTAGGCACGCTCATAACAGCGGCGATAATCTCAGCAAGGATAATTGGATTGCCAATTGCCACGCTGTCAATGTAGGCGGTAATAGCATCACTCACTAACGCTAAAACCACGCTTCTGTCTGAGTCGGGCAATAACTCAACAACCGCTGAAATATTAATTGCTATGTTGGTGGCTGATTCAACCACTACCCGCACACCAGCGGCTTTATAACCTGCAATCTTTGCCCCGTTAATATTGGTATAGCCATATAGGATTTTATTCGCTTCGGCGATTAATTCAGGCGATGCCCCGTTCACGCCGTTGTACAGATAACAGTTGACCACGCCGATAGGGGCTAATGGATCGATTAAAAACCATTCAACAACACTGGCTTGTTTAACTTGCTCGATAACAATACCGTTACCATCCACCAACTTAACCGTACTTAGTGCGTACTCTAGCCCTGCGATAGTGCTACGCGCTAGGTTCATGACGTAAGAGGTAAACCGTTGCTTGCGTAACTCGCTCGATTCTTCACCACTGCCAAAGGTAAAATTAGGCTGTGCGATTGCCGATACTAAACGAACTACGTTAGCGGTGAATGGCGTACCATCGGGAATGACTTTACCAAGCCCTACCAGCGTATCAGTTACCAGCACTTCTGCACTGGTTTGATTGAGCGCGATAGTTACCTCATTAACACTTTTAAAAGTAGCATCTAAGTCGTTGGCAATAAACGCGGTATTTGCTGGAATGGTGAACGCTGCACCTGCGGTAATGGTTAGCGTTATCATGCCCTGACCAGAAGTAGGCTGTAATCGCTCGAAGCCAAACGCCTGATAAAGTGCAACGGGTATGCCCTCTTTCAAGCCTAGCCACATTTGTTGATACAGTTCTTCAATCTCAACGGCAGGGGCTTCAATCACGGTTCGCATGACTGAACCGATAGTAAAATCAGTTATTCTGTCTTGCGTAGACGTGGCATAATTTATCATTGATGCCGCTATGGAATTGAAGTCCTTAATTTGGAACATTACTTACCCTTTAACAGCTTGTAATACTTGTTAAATAACGCGATACGATCAGTTAAGCCATTCGTGCCGCCGTTGATACGCTTAGTAATCGCGGTAATGGTTTCGTTTCTACCGCCTTGATCTGCAATGTTAAATAACGCCTTGGAGTCAAAAAACCACGCCGCCGATAATAGCGGGTATTTTGTGGCAACTAAATCAGGGTTGATAACAACATTATCATCACTAATAAAAGCATCCAGACATTCATAACCTGATTTTCCTGTCAGTTGAATATAACCCCTGCCACGGTATAAAAAACCCGCACCACTTGACTCATCACCATTACCCATACGGTTTGCATAAACAATATTGGCAATGCGCTCAGGCTTACGCGCACAATCATTGGCTAATTGAGCATTAAAATACTTAGGGAATGTTTTTAGTAGTCCACTTGCTGAATAGTTTAGGTTTTCACGGATAGCCGTAAAACCTGCGCTTTCATGATGGCACTGGCTTAAAAAGTGAGCTAAGCGCAATTCTGTATTAATGTTGAATTTAGCCATTACAGCGGGTAATTCAGTCATTACTTTGTCAGGAATAACGCCCTGTAAATATTGAATATCCATAATTTAAAATGAGAATAATGGTTTAGTTGTTCCGCAGGTTAAGCAAACATTTTGCCGTTCTTTAATGCGTTGTGACCAAGTGTGTTTACATTCAAAATCAGGGCATTTAACCGCATGACTACCTTGACCTTGCACCTGTCTTTTATTATGTGCGTACCCTGTCGATTGCTTGCAGTTCGGGCGGTCTTTGCATTTATTATTGGTGCAGAAGAATGTCATGTGTGCGTGATGGGTGCGTTTGTTTGATGGGGTTAGTATGGTGTCACGACAAAGTAGAGGGAGTATAAAATCATTATCATTTAAAAAAGATTTACTTTTTTATTTGGCATTGTTCTAAATTGGTATATCATATTTAACCAATGGAGGTGTTTATGAGTAAAGGCAAGTGGAAAACGCCTAAGCCTGATAAAAAGGTTCAGGTGGGCGGTAAAATGAATCCAGACTTAGCGGTTTGGGTTAAACAAAATGGTGGATTTCCAATGGTCGAAAAGACTGTTGAACTCTATAAAAAATCAATTGAGGATAGTGTCATGAGTAAATTAACTAAGGTTATTGCAGAACCTAAAACTGCTGAAAACTTAAAAATGACTGTCTTTGCCGATGAAAATGAAATGGCGTTTTTTAAGACAGACAAATATCTGAAAAACCTACACATCGTTGAAATTGGCAGTATCAAAGATTTTGTCATGAAGTATTCGTTTGACTCTCGCGTACTGCTTAACACTGCAGTTCTAAGGTGTATGAGATTTGATGAATTGGTCGTAAAAGAGATTGACTCTATCGCTGTGGACTCAGAAGAGCCGTTCGGCGATGAATTTGATGATGTTGTTGAAATATCATTTGTTAGTGACATGAAATATCTTGATATATTAAAAGAGATTTCTGAGGCAGAGGATTTTGACGGCGATGAATTAAAGAGCATGATAAAAGGAAATTGCTTTATAAAAATTGAAAGTCACGTTTACCCAAAAGGTGACTTTGAAGACTTTAATGTAATAACCATTACTGCCGACAACGACAACAGAAAGCTGGTTTTTGAGTTTGATGTTAATGAGGAATCTGGCGATATAGAAGTGATTAAGAGTTACTTCAATTAATTAGCTAAGCACTGAATACGCTAGTCATCCCCTCTCGAATAAATAGACCAGTCTCTAATAGGCTGGTCTTTTTTTATTTCTGGCTTTATATGCCACCCTCCAGTCTGTACGGCATATCTAAACTCATCATCCATTAGAGCGTCTTCATCCGCTGGGTTCTGTTCCATCCACGCATCAATACTTTTTTGTTCTTCGCTTGTTGGTTCACGCATTATTTCTTTTAAATGCGCGTCTCGCTTTTCACGGCTTGTAATAGACCGATCCGCTTTTGCATCATTTACCATTTTTTGAGCAACATCAGCGTATTCTTTAGGAACGCGCATCGTTTTTGCTTTGCCGTCATAAACCGCGCCGAACTTTTCTTCAAGCTCGTCCTTAACCGCGTATGTATTGCCAGTTAGCGGGTGCATTAAAGACATTTTAGCCTCCCAATTAGCTTTACTCCTCGCCTTTTCTTCGATATGTGGAATTTTATCTTGCAACCAAGTATTAAGCTTTTGACCGCTTAACTTGCCAACCGTCCACTCTTTTGTTGTGCCATCCCACTTTGCACTTGAAAACTGTTTTTTAAACTTGTCTTTTAAATCAAACGGGATTTTTACACCGAAAGTACCATCTGCACGATGATTAATCATTGGGTGCAACGGTGCGTTTTTATCAGCTAATTCTTTAGCTTTTTTTGCCTGTTTCTTAGCTATAGCTTCGGCGGCTTCCCTATCGTTTTCCGCTTTAAATTTTGCCAGCATTTCTTGGCGTTCTTTATCCTTACTTTGCTGAGGCTGTGTAGGCTTATTCATAGTCTGCCTAGGCTTACTACTAAACCGCTCTCCGACTTTATTAACATAATGAGCATGAGCTTTATCGCTATCATCGGTAAGCTTACTAGACCCCTGCACAAAGCCCTCTTTCATTTTGCCAATTTCATTAGTAATCAGTTCAGCTCTAGCCAGCATCTTTTCATGACGCATAATCGAGACTTTGAGTTTGATTATCTTGTTATGCGTAATTGTTACAGACTTCTTGTCGCCCTTAGCTTCATGACCTTCTGCACTTCTTTCGAGTGTTGCCAGTAGTTGCTTTTCAGTGTCGAGTTTACGCTTTAGCGCATGGGCTTCGTAGTGATTAGCCGCGTGTTGCTCGTGGTGCATATTCTGGAACTTAACCTTATCCACGTCCGACAAGTGGCTAACATCATGATTATGATCGGGTGCGTGTTGGGCGATTTTCTTCACGCGTTTATCATAATACGCCGCAATGTTTGTGGTCGTTCCGTCTTTGTTCTTTCTGGTGTGCGCTGCGACAAATGACTTACTTAGAATTATTACTTTCATATTGACCTTTTAAATAACCTTCTCAAAAACAATCGCCTCACCATAAACAGGCGAAACCACGGCTTTAACGTAGATTTTTTCACCTGTCACAGTAGCTTGAATATCATCCACCGACTTTGCCCGTGGGTCTTCTAATAACGCGGATTTAGTGTAAAACGCGGCTAATACCCCCAGTGATTCAGTATTGACATGACCAATAAGCGTATAAGCCCAACTGCCATAATCAGGGTGGAATAACAGGGATTTTTTAGACGTGACGGTGCGTAAGGATAACGCCTGTTTTAAGTTATCTTCCTGTGACACCGTGGTTAAATCGACACCATCAGCAACGATAAAGCCATCAATATCAAGCCCAATGTCGGTTAAAAAAGTATCGTTATCTTTCGAGAGTGGATCGGCTTGGAAAATGGGCAGTAAAATTCTACCGCCGAAACCAATAACACCCTCACTGGCAACTTTATCAATGTAAGGCGGTTTTAAGTCATTGAGTACCGCTATCTCAGTCCAACGCGCCGCTGTACCTAGGTGGCGTGATGATATGAGTTGTAAAGTATCATCGTTGTTTACGTTGACGGTACGCCAGCCCATTATTTAACGCCTTTTGATGGTTGAACTCTATCCTGTCCATTGTATTGACCACGCACCGCATAGCTTTTATTCATTGGCACAGGGCTATGCTTGAAAAACTTAACCTGTCCGATTTTCATACCTTCGGATAAAATTAGTTTGTGAAATTGGGTGTTGTTTTTTAGCTCTAAAGTAACTTTTCCGTTAAAGCATGGGTCGCACCAACCAGCTAATTCATGCCCTAAAAAATTACGCCCTAGACTTGATTTAAGTGAGTATTCAGCACTTAACCAACTTGGCATATTTAAAGTTTCAAAGGTACTGGCAAGTAGCACAGTATCAGGCATCATGTACCCTTTACCATCTAACTCAAACGGCTTAGTGAGCTTAATGCTTTCGCCTTTCGCTAAATCAACTTTATCCATGCCTCCGCTTATTAAATCTTCAACGCAGATAAATTTATCCAGTGTGACATCAATGCTAGTACCATTGACATTAGCAATAGGCGCATCAATAACACCCAAATCAATCAACACGCACAAGTCGTTATAGCTCAATAATCCATTAGGAATAAACCAGCGCGGGTATTTTCGTTTTAGCCAGTTAATCATCACGCTACGTCTCCAAACTGGTTAATTAGGTCGTGTTGTGCGGTTTGTATGCGTTTTATGGCTATGTCGAAAAAGTCTTTTTCTTTCTCTATTCCAATAAACCTAAATCCCTCTGCAATTGCCGCCTTGCCTGTACTACCACTGCCTGTAAATGGGTCTAAAATAATCCCGTTAGGTGGTGTTATTAATCGGCAAAGGTAGCGCATTAGGTTGTGTGGCTTTACGGTTGGATGGTGGTTTTTATTTTCTGGAACGGGTCGTCCTCTCGTGTCATCGCCGCCTGAGTGCGTCCGCTTTGCTATTGTCAACTCCAAACCATCACAACCGCTATTCCTGTCTGCTTTACTGGCTTTGGCACAATATAGAAATTGGCTGTGTTCTGACTTTTGTACCACCTTTCCCGCTATGTCCTGTTTGATGTTCTTTTCTGTGGCATGGCGCACATAACCAAACAATATCGAAAGGCTTTGTGTAGTCGGGATGATGTCTGTGCTTTCCCATACATCCGCAAACGACACAAGGCTCTGGATTAGGGTAGAGTTTTTGTAGCTTCCAATACAGTCCTGAATAACTTGTAATTCCTCTTTCTTGAAATCCAAGCTCTTTATTCCTACAAGATACACCGCAATAAGTGTTCCGCATGAGTCGCACAGGCTCTCCGCAGACCTTACATTTAGGGCGATTTGATTGCCGTGCTTTACCACCACATTCACGCGAGCAATAAATTCTTTTATTGCTTGGGTAGTCCAGCCATTCTTTTCCGCACAATTTACAAGTATGTTTTTCCATGATGATTCGCCTTTGTTAAATTCAAGGCTAATTATATCATTTATACCTGCTTTTGCGTAGTAATCACTGCAAATAAAGCATATTTCATCACTTGGGCAACACTTAAAGAAACGGGATGCGCTGCCGCCGCTGTCATTATGTCCAAACGAAACTCTGGGATATTCTTTGCCCTTTGCTACACTAGGCGTTCCACTACAATTCCTAGCATTGGCTTTGCTTGCTTGTGTATCAGGAAACAAAGCCATAACCTCATCACTACCATCATGAATTAAATTTGCAGGAAATCTGCCCTTGTTTGTATCGGTGTCAGGCGTGGCAACTTGAGAATCTACGCGCCCCTCTTTTTCACGCCACGCTGAAAAATCCTTTGCGGTTGTGGGAGGTCTTTCAGTACCAACCCGACACCCATCAATATTAATCCCGCCAGTTCCATGCTTAATAACATTCTTTGCCACCGTCTTTTCAGATAACGGCTTGCGTAATAACAGCCAATTTTCATAAGCTGGTTTTAATGCAGTCCCCCATCCATCCCACTGTTTAGCGTTGTCTGTTGCGCTGACTGTTTCAAATGATTCACCTGCCATTGCTCCGTAAGTACCCCGCTCTTTACCGCTTCGTGTATTTATACCAACAACCTCACGAACCGCCCCAGCTTCTTTGTCGATTTGCTTACTTATGCTTAGTGATTTTGGAAACCCACTGCCAAAAATGTGAATGATATTATCGCGTAACTCAAAACCCGCATCCTCACACGCTAACGCCGTCCAGTGTTGCGTCCGTGGCAATGTCCAAACAAGCGCATGACCGCCGTGCTTTAACACTCTATTGCACTCAGTCATTACCTCAGTCATCCATGCTATCCATTCATCACGCCCGCCCTTGTTTTTATCCCATTCTTTATTCATGAACGCGATACCAGCGGGCGGGTCGGTAACAATGCTATCGACTGAATTATCAGCAAGCCCCCGCATAACCTCTAAGCAATCGCCATTAAATAATTGAACTTCCATCACGCCACCTTACGAGTACCACTAACCACCGTAGCAGATAGCGAATTAACAGAGGTTAGATTAGGCGTTATCAGCACGTTATCCATTGAGTTAAGTTGTGCGACTGCTTGCGCGGCATCGGTGGACATGGTTAATTTCTCATTTGTTACGGGTAGGTAATATTCCAGTGCGCTATTGCTTTGGAATGTCGAAACAGGACTACCGCCTGCGGTTGATGAACACAAAGACGCACCAAACAACTGATCGAAGTTAAGCAGGTCTTTAGGTGGTTTAAGGACGTTGTTCAGAATGCAATACAGGTTCATCAATTGCGATTTAGCAAACATCAATTCTGATTTAGTTTGTTGTGCGATTCCGTACACACTGCCCACGGTATCAAGGATATTGTGAGCGGCAAGGGTTAGGCTTGAGGTGGCGTTATACAGTGGCGTAGTTAGCTCACTTAACGCACCGCTACCCGTTTGTATCAATGATTGCACTTCACGGTTTAGACTGGTTGCCAAGTCCATTACGCCCAACATATCAGGGGTTAATTCCGTGAAATTGCTGTAAATATCATTGGCAACAACGGTTTTGAAGTCGTCTAAACGATTAAGCGACAAGTCCATAGAATCTAAGCCTAGGAGTAACGTAGTGGCTTCTGGAAGCTTTAAAAAGTCGGGGGCGTGTAAGTAGTCATCTAACCATAATAGGTTGATTTGATAGTACACCAACAAGGGATTTGCAATGCTACGTTTAAGCGTGAATGACATCGGGGCAACTACCCATATAAACCCGTCTAAGTCATTATTCAAAATCAGCTTAACTTTGTCGGGGTCGCCTTGCTTATCGGTTTCGCGCTTGCGTTCAGCGTGCCAATTTAGATAAATGAACTTGTGCAGTTTTATGAAAAATTCCCAGCCGTTAGGGTTCTTACCCGTTCCCCATCCTGTATGGCCCGAAATTTGCAAGCTTGGAAAACCTTTACCAAAGTTATCAGCAAACGCACCGCCTAGGGTATGGTGAACCGTTAGCCGTGATGTGTCCTGCCGCGCTAAATCTTCGGGCTTAACAGGTAATAGCATTTCAGAGGGCGGCACTGATCCGTTTGTGTTATGGAACACAAAGCCGATGTTCTTTTTATAGGCGGAATATTTAGGTACTGTCATGACTGTATTGTGGTGTCACGACTGTTTAGGAGGATAAAAACCCGCTTTGAGGTTATCGGGGCGGTTTAGGTTTGGTATTTGATAATTAATCGACTAATTCAAGCAGCGGCAATCTAGGCTTAGGGTCTTTGTGCTTTTCTCGATACTTTTTGCCGAACTCAATTAATTTTGCTTTGCGGTCTTTATATTCTAATCCAGCCAAAATGTATGCTTCATCACGTTTACGGACTTGCGATAACATCTCAACTTCATAATTGGTAAGCTCATCTTCACCGCCTATCTGACACACGCCAACGAAACGCCCAATGACAATAAAATTACATAGCTTTGATTCTGTCATGTAAATATCATCACGCATTTCTTTACCTGTATCAGCGCGTAATTCTTTGAGCGCGTCCATCATTGGGTAATGTGCAGCACGTTTTGATTTAATTACGGCGGTGCGCTGTGGTTCTGAGTAAAGGCGGTTTATTTCATTGATAGCATTGCGAAACTCTTTAATCAGCTTTAGCTTGAACGCAACAACCTTTTTAGTGTTGGTGAAAAGAGTAATTAAAAATGTAGCGTGGTCCTCATTAAGTAAAGCCACTTGCGTTTCAGCCCCTTGGTAAGCAGGTAAAATTTCAAATTTGACCTGACCAAGCTCATTAAACTCACTTTCGTACTTTTTAATTAGTTGAAGTATTGATGTATTGGTTCTTTTGAACTCAATACCTTTTCGCTCAGTTGGGCAGTTTTCAGCAATAATTAAGCTGGTGGTAAAAGCGTGATGACCTTGGATATTCACTAAATCGGTTCTGGCTTGCGATTGCATTTTAAATCCTTAATTTAAAATAGACCTTGAATGATGGTGTGTCGAAGTCGTCAAGGAAACGATTTTCAGCCGCTAAGCCTATCGACACAGTGCAATTATAACACAATCCTATCAAGTCGTGACACCATACTAGCCCCATCAATTATCAGGAAACCGTCATGACACTATTAGTATTCGCCAAAGCCTTTGTTGCCCAACATACCCGTAAAACTAAGAATGGCAACACCATTACCATTCAAGCCTATTATGATAAACGGGTTAAAAAAGCCGCTGTTCATGCACCCGATCACACACATAACGTAGCGCATTTATCCGATAATGATAAAGCCAAGTTTAGCAATATGCACAAGGAACAGCACGTTGCCCACTTCTACGAATCACACGCCCTTAGCCGCAAGCTTGACACTGAAAAGCAGTTATTAGCCACGTTGGAACGCTCGGCACAGGGGCATGAAGAACGCGGCGATAAGAAGTCTGTGATTATCGTACACAATAAGATTTTGAAGCTTAAAACCGTGATTATGCGTCATGAAAAAATGCTTACCCGTGCCAAGATGATTAGTGAGGGTATCGGCGATATGAAGCATAAAATGGTGGATGGTTCAGGTACGCTTGCGGGTGATGCTGATAAGGAACACGCGGGTTATGTGGCGAAAATGGGGGAGCGGTTTAAATCGAATAAGCAGGTTAAAGAGGTCGAAGCAGCCAAGCCTAGCGAAAGCCCGAAAGCTACTGAGTCAGATTATCACTACGAAGAAGCGCAAAAGGCTTACCAGCACAGCAATAGAAGCGGTGCGGCTGTTGGTAGAGAGCATTTTGTTAAGTTCATCAATGAGAATTACGACAAGTTAAACAACAACCTGAACCCTGAGCAAAAACAAAAGCTGGATAGCGAGTTTATCAACCTTAAAAAAGAATACCTAGAGCAAGAAAAGAATGTTTTACGCACTCGCTCTGGTGTCGTATCGGCACATATCGCGGGTAATTCAAAGTTCAAACAATCCACTTCTGATAGCACTGAAAATAGACTGGTTTCAACGGGCAATCACTTCGCAGAATGGCAGGATTTAGCCATTAAAAAAATAGCAGGGGATTTAAAGCAGCTTAGAAATGATGACCAGCTATCCAGCGACACCAATAGCGTAAAAGGCGAAGCAATCAAGAAAGCTAAAAAGGCGTTAATCAATGATATTAGTTATCTTAATACACCGGGCTGGGATAAAGCATCATCCAGAAAAGGCGTTAAAAAATCACTGGACGCATTCAAAGCCATTGATGCTGATGAAGCTAAAAACTACCTTGCTAAAATTGACGCGGCTTTTGTGGAGAATGGCAAAAGCTTAAAACAGGTTGTTGGTGCTAAAACTGATTTATGGAAAGAGATTGATGCCTTTATGGGTGAAGCTAATAATACCTCACAATCCACCACGCAACCCGCAAAACAAGCACAACATGAATTAGTCGAACACATCACCCAAAAAGGCAAAACCATCAAGGGCGTTATTCGCAAAGACCTAACCAAGGCACAGGCACAGGCAATTGATCCGTACACCTTTAAAAAAGACGGTGGTTATTTCATTCGTGAGAAGTATTTAACGGGTGATGTTGGTGAGCAAGCTAAAGCCCCAACACCTCAAACAGAAGCGCAAATCAATAGCCAGAAAGTCAAGACCGCTAGAGACGCGGCGTTGTCGCACTATAAAGTTTACAGGGACACCGACTATAAGGGTGTTGATGAAAAGCACGTTAAGGCGTTGGTAAATGGGTTTTATCGCCCGAACTCAAGCAATGTTTTACATGAGCAATTCAAGGAAATAATGGGCGGCAAGTTTGATGCAAGAAATTATTTGACCTTTGAAAATATGGCATTATTAGAATCCGCTGGATTGATTGATAAGCATGATAATCATTACGATACCAAGCTAACCCGCAAAGGTCAGGATATTTTAAAATCAACTTATGAGGGGCTAGTACGCGCTAAGGCACAACCTAAAGCCGCTGTAGAGCCTCCTAAGCAATCCACATCAATACTACTCGAAGAACGCGATAAAAACGACCCTAACGGCACAATAAGACGCGGATTGTACAAAGAACCCAACGGCGAATATCAAGCCATGACTAGCACACAGTCTAAATACTTCAAGACTGAGAAAGGCGCGAAAGAGTGGCTAGAGCGTGTTAGTGGAAAGCCTGTAAATGTTGAACCTGTTGCCAAGGAAAAATCACCAGCACAGACGACTTCCACTCAATCAAGAGCAGACAGCGAAAAATTTAAAAGGGCAGAAAAAAGCGCGGCGGTTAATCGTGAGCGAGGCGCGGCAAGACTTGAAGCGGCGGCGGCTGAGCGCGAGGGTTACGACCATTACAACGAAAGCCCGTACCTACAGGAAGAAGCTAGAAAGCTAAGGGCTGGTGCTGAAAAAATAAGGGCTAACAATTCGCAACCCGAACCAGCGGGGGCGGTTGATAGTGAGAAATCAAAACAAAAAACTAAGTCTAGCGATAAGCCAATAAGCACAAAATCAACCGCAAAACAGGTTATTGCCAAGTTTAAAAAACTTGGGTTCGTAGCGTCATCGGATGGATTCAACCGAATACGGGTTAGACCAACGCTTGACGGCAGACCATCTAGTAGCCCCGTTTATTATGAAAGACGCGGTGAAGGTAGCGAATGGAAGATTGATAAATGGAGCGTTCCAGAAACCGATGAATATACTTCGGTTGCCTATCCAGACCAGCATCGTGACGTATTAGCGTTTTTGGATGCGCATAAAACCATGTGGGGGGATTCAACACCAATGGCAAAATCCCTAATCCTATTCTTCAAATCCACCCCAACCCTAAACCTAAACCAACTGTCACACCGCGCCGCCACATCACCACGCAATCACTTACCCGAACCAAGCCAAGCCATAAACGGACACCTAACCATCAACGGCTTAAACATTGCCATTGAAAACCCACAAGGTTCACAGCGTACAGGCGTTGACCGTGACGGTAACGAGTGGGCGCAAACTCTAACTAACCATTATGGTTACATTAAGCAAACCACAGGCGCGGATGATGACGAATTAGACGTTTTTGTTAATCCTGAAATAGAACCCGACTTTAACGGCATGGTGTACGTTGTTAATCAAAAGCACACCGACACAGGCGATTTTGACGAACATAAAATTATGCTTGGTTATGATGGTTTTGCCGAAGCGAAACAGGCGTATTTAAGCAATTATGAAGATGGTTGGCAGGGCGTGGATTCAATCGCTATTATGGACATGGACGGCTTCAAAGAATGGTTAAACGGTGCTGATACCCTACAACCACTGGATATTGATAACAGCAAGGTGATTTATGCTAACGCCTGATTTAACCACCATTAGAGCGCAATTATCCCTATCTGGATTAGTGAATGTTGCCGCGCTAACCGATCCAATGTTGACGCAAAAGTTTAACGCGGCTTACGCACAGGCACAACGGGAATTACGGGTATTTTTTGAACCCACTGAGATTATTCCCGATGATGCCCCGCAGGCTGAAATTGACGCGCTTGAACTGGCTAATACGCCGTATCATGAGGAATCAGCATATAACTACGATTCAGGCTTTTGGTATGCTGAACGCCTTGGCTTTATGCCCACACGACAAAAACCGATTATCAAAATGCACAGTATGATTTTTGCGTTCCCCAGTGCAAACCAGACTATTTTCACCGTGCCTATTGAATGGATACGCATGGATAAAAAATATGGCCATATAAAAATAGTCCCAACTACGCTAGGTTTTGCCGTGCCGTTGCCCGTGTATTTAATGCAAATTATGGGCATGGGTAGTGGCTTGCCGTTTATGCTTCGATTGCGTTATCAGGCAGGGCTTAAAGATATTGCGACAAACTACCCTGATATTATCGAACTACTTAATCGCATGACCATGTTAAGCGTGTTAAAGGGTGCGTTCTTGCCTACGTCTGGCAGTTTATCCGTTGATGGCATTAGTCGTTCACAGGGCATTAGTATTGCCGCGTGGCAAAGCTCTATTGATGAACTTATGGATAACCTACGCGATTCAATTCACGGCGTTAGAATGGTGGTAGTGTGAGGTTAGTCGGTGCAGAATTTGACGCATTACTGAACGATGTTGGGCAGGAATTTCTATGGCGTAAAGCGACCGCCTGTCCGTGCTTAAATCCGCATTCAGGACAGCCTAAGTCAACCTGTACGCATTGCGGCAGCAAAGGGAGAATATGGGCTAGTCCTATTCAGGGCAAATCAGGGGTAATTAGTCGTTCGCAACAAAAGAAAATGGCAGGTTTCGGCGTGTATGATGAGGGTGATATTATGCTTAGCATACCGTCTGATTCGCCGATTTACGCTATCGGTATGTATGACAGAATACAGGCACTACACCGTACTGAACCGTTTTCAGTCGTGCTATTGTCGGGCATTAATGACGTGATAAAGTTCACGCCCACGCAGATTGATAGCGTAACGTGGATTGATGCGAATGACGCGGTAATTAGTGGCACTGTACCCGCCATTGTCAATGGTGCGCTGGTTTGGAGTGGTGTCGTTCCACCTGCTAAAGTTAGCTATGCTTTATCAGGGCGTAGAGCGTTAGATTATTATTGCTATCAGGATTTACCGCTTGATAGACCGCACCAGTTTGGCGAAAAATTGCCTAGACGGGTTGTATTGCGGCGGTTTGATTTGTTTGGGTTATGATGAAAAAAGCCCCTGTTGATAGGGGATTTTTATTACCTATTACTTAACCAGCATCAACCCATTACGCGGCAATCTATGCAGGTTATTGGTTCTGATTAGAAACTGGATAATCGCGGTACGCATTTCTGGAAACGCCTTGATGATGTATGCGGGATTGTTGATAACAGCGGTTGCCATTTGGTCATCGGTTAATTCTATTTCTTCGGGTTCTGGAAATAGACGGATGATGGCGGCGGTCATTTTGCACTGCCATTCAATCCTAATTCCATAGCAACCGATTCAAACCACTTGATTTGCTGAACTGGTGTGCCATCACCGTGTTTTTTACCCGTGTCCATGAGCGTTGAAAACTGCAAGCCTTTTTCAGTCGGTGTCCACACGATACGGTTTTTTGAATCGCGGCGGTCAACTTGAAAACCTTTGTCCTTTAAAAGCTGATTAACTTTTTGACCTGATAGGTTAATCATTAATCCAACATCGGACGCATTGATTAATCGAGATTGCACGGGTGCAACTAGCTCAATGCCTAGCAATGCTTGACAATCCACGCCTGTGTTCTTTTTGGTGGCTTGGTTAGCCGATAACAGGGCTTGATTACCTTTAAGTCCAAACGCTTTAGACAAGGCAAGCATGGATTTGAACTCTTTAACGACTGTTTGTGAGTCGTTCTTTTGTGGAGCAGAATAGCTTCCAGTTTTGCGGATGGATGGTAGTATTTCTTCGCACACCAGCGTTTGAAAATCCTCGGCACTTGGCAGGTTTGAGCGCATGATTAAACGGTAAACATCGGACTCTGGAATGATTAAAGACTTTGTGCGGTGTAACTCTTTGATTTCATTAACGACTAACTGTGAGCTATTCGTGAAATTAATAGCTTTCTTGCAGTTGTCATTGATTGCTTTAGATGGATTTTGATAACCTAAGCATTCAGCCATGTCTTTAGCAATAAACCAAGGTTCGCCATTGCTACCAGTGATTACACGGAATGCGTGAGAATTGAAGTTGAAAGTTTGTAGAGCAGTTGGGTTTGACATAATTATTTCCTGACTTTTGTTTTCGAATGGTAGCCACCGAAGTGGCTGATTGGGAGCTTCGAAACCGCAGTCAAGCGCGGCGACAGATATTCAATATATTCTCTATCACTCCCAACCAACTATTGCATTATGCCATAGACTGGCACAATACAAGAAACTGACGGGCATAAAAAAACCACATGGCTTTCGTGTGTGGGTAACGCTTGACTTTTGAGCTTTCGACGACTCTAAACAAAGCATAACCGCAAATAACCCGCAAAGTCAAACTTTTGTAATTGCAATCAAACAACAATACCATCGTGACACCATACTAAACGCCACTATCACAAACGGCGTTACCATGAAAACCTACGACCCCAATATCAGCGTTCGAGTCATTAAAGCCACGCCACGCCATAAATTCAGCGAGTTAGATATAACGTACTGGTTAGGTGAAAACTCAGTCATTGAAACGACTAAATCAGTACACCAGCCAGCGGGTACGTTTACCTTTACCTTGCCAGATAAGCCCTATAAAGGGCTATCACTCAATGCGTTACTTGAACCTATGGATTTTGTAGAGATTCGCATGACACACGGCGGGGCAACGGGTAGTGAGTTGCCACTAATCATGCGCGGCTTCATTTCTGACATTTCAAAAAGCGAAACCATAAGCGGGGGCAAGCCTCAACGATGGCTTAGGATTACAGGGCATGACATGGGTAAAATCTTGCAACTGATACAGGTAGTTTATTTGCCGTCCAGTATCACCGCAAAATACTACATTGCCGCATTTCGCTGGAATGACGTTTTTGCCGAAGGTTCGCAGGTTAAATCTAAATCAGCATCTGACTTTATCAATGAAGCGGTGAATATCGTGGTTAATCCGTTTATTGCCAAATTTACCGCGTTATCCGCACCCAGTAAGCAATCACGGGTGGTTAATCGCCTGAGTGTCGATGTGAACGTAGAGGGCATGGTATCGGCTTACACGCCCAATATGTTTGAGAATGTATCGTTGCATCAAATGCTAACCACTATTGTTGATGTGCCTACGTTTAACGAACTCTATACCGAAGATACCGAGCAAGGCACTACGCTAGTCGTTAAGCCATCGCCAATGAAAGACCTGTATACAGGTAAATTCATTCAGGGCCATGCAGATAGCATAACAATTCCAGAGGTTGACATAATTAGTCAACAAACCAGCCGCAGTGATAGCGGTGTTGCTAATTACTTTTGGGTATTGCCTAATAATTATGGCATGGAAACCAATCAATTAATGAAGCAAATCGCCGCAGCGGATTCATTAGACACCTACGCCACTTTTGAATACAAGAACTCCAAAATGGACACTTACGGATTCCGCAAAATGGAAGTCGAAAGCGTGCTAATGCCTCCTGAATACCGACATTCTGATTCACCCGATGAAGACAAGGTATCTATGGATAGAAGCAATGATGAAAACTGGATAGCAGAACGCCGCACACTGTTACGCGATATGAACCGTGATAATGTGTTACTGGAAAGTGGACGGTTAAGCCTACGCGGTAATGAAGCGATTAAGGCAGGGCAGTATTTGAATGTTGAGCGTAGTGGCGTGGTAATTGGTGAAGTGTATGCCCATTCTGTTACGCACACATTTAGACCAATGCAGAGCTATTTTACTAATGTGGCGTTTGATCGCGGCACGTTGTTTGCCAATGCGAATAACCTAATTTAATGTAACTTTTTCACAATTAAAACAGTTTTTTGTTACATAGAGCTATCGCAAGTCAACGAGTAATTATATTAATCAATGACTTGCTAAGTAACACAATGTACTTTTGTTAATTATAATTAACCAATCGGCTCAGTAGTCGGACTACCCATATTGCCATTACCGTGTAGATGATGCTCAAGGCTAATAGTCCCCGCAATCACATCACCAGTTGCTTGTACCTTACCGCCCACGGTCACATCATCGGACGTTGTAACCTTGCCAACAATATCAACATCACCCGTGATTTTAACATTGCCCGTTATATCCATATCACCTGTGACAGTGATTAACTTATCCTTAGCAGACATGACGATTTTAACCGTGTTGGTCTTAAATCCAACCGTGATTAAAATATCCTTATCGGCATTCTTGTCGTCTTTCCATTTTTTATCGTAGTCTTTGCCCGCTAGGTCTTCGTGTTCGCTATCCTCAGCCATACGCATAAACGCACCTGACGGGTGAAATAACTCCACGTTGCCATCTTCACCAATAGTCGTGTAAACCCCTGAATGATGCTTATTAACCGCCTTGTTGTCTTTAAATAACCATTGCGCTATTTCAGGAACAATGAACCCCAGCACTACAGGCGGTTCATTGGAAACAAAGCCGATAACCGCCCTGATTTCGTTTTTATCATCCATACTGGGTAGGTTAATCGAACCGCTATTATGCCCCGCTGTTGATTGCAATACCCGCACGCCGTACAATTTACGCCCGTTGTGTAGCTCACAATCAACTTTCGATTCTTCGGGGTGTATAGCAAATACTTTGGCAAACTCTAGCACGTTAAACCCTCAAATAAGAATAGCAAGCAGGGCTATTACCCTGCGTTAAATAGCCTGTTTCACCACATACGCCGTCATTAAATGCGCGGCAGGTTTGGCAGGTGTCAGTTGGTGTAGTCATATCAGCAAACATAAAAGAAGCTGAATATAGACTGCTTTTCATAGCCCAATTTAAAAATTGGCTAGTCGAGTCTACGCGGTCATCGTGCTTTGCCTTCGGGAATAAAAACAACTCTGCCTCATAATCTGGCAACCATTCCGCACACTCTGGAAACCATACTCTACCCGCTTCAAATGTCGAACACGCGGAATACATCCGTGACATTTTATCTCCCTCTGGATTAATCGCAATAATGGGCGTACTGGTCGATTGCTTCAATTCTTGAATGAGTGATTGCCCACTGGCTTTGTCTTCAATCAGCACCGCGTTAGGCTTGAATTGCTCATACTTCGATAAAATTGCCCGTTTAACCGCTGGATAATCGCCGCGCAATACATAACAATCAAGCAGGTAATAACCCGCTGTAGTTTCGCCCCATGTTGTACAGACACTAGGGTCGTTAATATCCGCCGCCTTAAATGCGGTGTCCCATGACTGTATAACCTTGATAAATTCAGCGGGTGGCGTTTGGTAGCGCGTAGCAGTAAGCCATTCACGTTTTACCATACCACCAGACCTAGGCACGGGTATCTGTAAGTATTGCCCTGCAAACACATAGGGATTAGCCGATTCCATACGCGCCAAATCTTCGCGGCTATGCTTAGCTGTCCATAGCGGTTTATCGTTATCATCAAGCACTGGAATGACTAAATGCTGCCATTTTTCACCGTTGCCACCTGCCAACAAAAAACCGCTTAAATCGTTTTCATGCAGGCGTTGCATAATCACAATGATAGGCGTATCAGGTGAATTTAATCGGCTTTCCATTGTCGTTTGAAACCAGTCAATGACATTTTGTCGCATTACTTCTGATTCTGCTTCACCAGCTTTATGAGGGTCGTCGACAATTACGCACCCGCCAAAACCAGAACGCAATTTACCAGCACCATAACCAGTAATCGTACCATCTGCACCCGTGGCATAAACTACACCGCTTTTAGTGGTACGCCATTCATCCTTAGCCTTACTGTCATCCATGAGCTTCACGTCAGGGAATATGCGCTGATAGGTTTCGCTCATGACGATAGCGCGGCAATTATAGGCGTTATTGGTAGCCAATCGCTTTGAATAACTCGCATGAATAAACTCGCTATCGGGGTATAACCCCATACTCCACGCCATGAAATTAACTACGGCTATTTCAGTTTTTGAGTAGCGAGGTGGCAAGTTAATAATCAGGCGTTTTGTTTCACCCAAAACAACATTTTCCAAGGCGCGACAAATAACCCGATGATGCCAGTTATATAAAAACTCAATGTTACGCCGCTGGTAAAAAACTTCCTGCGTAAAATCAAGTAACGATGTTTGGCATGACTCAATCCAGTTGGTCACGATGCCTAGCCTTTAGGCGTTCTTCAATTGCCAAATCTTGGGCGGTAACATTGTTTTGCTGTGCATTGGTATTGTTAATTTCAATTTGCGCGGTGGTTGCGAATCGCGGATTGTGCTTTTGCATTACAGTCAGCTTATCAACGCCGTCAACTATCGCTTTATATCCCTGCCCAGTTTCTTCATTTTCCAGTAATGACGCGGCTTTCCTTATAGCCAATACACCAAAATTCTGAACATCACGCGCAAAATTCTCTTTAAATTGAACAGCTATGTCTATCGCGCCCAGTTCTTCTTTTGTCAATCCTGTAGATAATTGATTTAATTCGATTTTCTTATCAACTACCGCGCCCAGTTCTTGCCCAGTTTCTTTTGTCCATGCGCTGACAGTGCCTTTTGATACATTGTATTTTTTTGCCAGTTCGCGCTGAGAATACGCCCCTGTTCTGTAATCAATAACCAAGGCTTTTTTTACTTTTTCATCAGCAGCCATTACCGTTCCACTGCAACATACTTGCTTGGCTTAACCGCCGTAACACTCTTATTTTCAGCGCATTTATAGATAAGCTTGCCTTTTATTCTAAACCCGCACATACAAAGAATATTAACATTATCAGACAATTCAACGCGTCTACAGCACGAGCAAATATATTCTATTTTATCGCCTTTTGGTGCTGATAATATATTACCTAAGCAATACCTGCATAAATGAGGTTCAAGCGAATAAGTCATATTGCATAATCTCACAGTAATTAATTGATTTTTTAATTATACACTTATTTTTTACTTCTTTTTTAAATGAAACTGACTGATTAGAAAATAAATCATCTTGAATAAAAAACAGTTGATTTTTAATTCGTGATATTTCACTTATTCCCGATTTTGCCAAATCATAAATTATCTCAGTTATTGACGAAACAACCCGTTTAAACACCCTGCCATTATCACAAATAACCTCAACAGGATAAAAATTAAACCGTGGCACTTTACCCCTAGCATCCGCTCCACGTTCAAATTCATGCAGTCGATTATTACAGCTTACACATAATCGCCCTTTAACTATCCTACGATAAGTGCATTGACACCGTGAACACACGCTCATTAAATTAATTTCAATTGGTTTTCCCGCGTGTTCCGCGCCTATTTCACATGACTTGCACGCTAAAAAATTACCGCTAGTATGTCGCTGAGCGCATACGCTAGGCTCTAGGGTTAAACTTAATTTTTCGCATTTAAAAGTCATGGCTTCTTAACCTCTGTTTTTACGATTGTTATAATGCATCAAATTAACTGGCTTGGCTGTTAGTGATTTAGTATTTTTAGTTTCGCTCGAATGGAATTTATAAAACATTGGATTCGTTAGCCAGTCTGTGCGAGCTGTTGTTAATAGATTAATCGGCGGCATATTCAACCGCAGCCTTAGCGCAAATAAGCGCGCTCTCTAGTTGACTTAAATCACCAATAATTGAAAATGAAAGTATATATCTAGCTGCTATGAGTGCGTCTAAGTTGTTATACGAAAAAACAGCGACATACTTTCCCATAACATCAGTTATTAATTCAGCCTTAGCGGTGTTTTTTAACTGATACCTTGAAACATCTTTAATAGCTCTTTCAATACTATAAACGGCTTCTTTATAATCCTGTTTAGCGGTCTTTAATCGCCCATCAATACCACCACAAGTTAATTTTTTAAAAGCTTCTGCGAGGGAAAAAGGCAAGCCAAAAATATTAGCTACGCCGAAAGGGTCGTATTCACCAAGTTGTTTGTATGGATTACTCATTTAACACCTCATTTCTCAATAAATAAATCACACCTACGCGGTCTATCGTCAATTGATGATTTACACGACTGAGCGCACTCTCGACAGTAAAACATATTATTATCAATATACTTTTCAGTCAAATAAACTAATTCGGCTATTATAGCCTGTTTATTATCCACATTAAATTTAATCTGTGAATTAGATAATTTATCGCAAGGCGTTACTTTAAACCCGTCTGGTTTATTATCTTTACCGTAAGTTAATCTCAAGCCAAATCCTTTTGACTTGATACGGTTGGTTAATGGGGTGTTATTCACTTATTGAAATTCGCTTAGTGCTTCCATCTTCTTGATTAACAAAATCAATATATTTCAACTCACTTTCTCCATCATCAATCCAGATAAATTCATCAATTATTATATTATCACCATGAATTTTCTTTAGCTCTCTAGCCATAAAAACAAATTGGCAGAAATCGGGGGCTATGCGTTCAAATTCATCTTCACTCAATGCGATAAAGTCGGCGATTGTTTTAATGTGTTTCTCGTTGCTCATTCAAATACCCTATTTTTTAGTCGTTTACTGCCGTTGCCGTCCTCGCTTTTATCATTGCAAGTCTAAAACAATCCCGTGAACAATATTTATTTCTATTAAAAATCTCTTTGTTGCACATTGGGCAGCACGGAGTAACTAAGCAAGCCTCATCTTCTTCTGTGTCATCAACAAATCTTATTCCCATGCCCTTGCCATCGGCAATTACAATCACAAAGTTATTACGCCACATCAAAAAATCATTGATCGGAAGCTGGGCAAAGTCATTGCAACACGCCATCATGATAAAAACCCCTTCAAAAATACACATACTTGGTCATCATCAAAACTCGCTAAATACCGATAAAAACGTCTAACCCTGCCCAATGCCTTGCCAGATTCTCTTTTCATCGTTTCTTGCCAAATATCAAGCCTTCCTGTTGTTGATAATTGATAACCTGCCGCAAAAATCACATCAGAAACTTTGTCACGTTGCTCTGGTTTCATTTCTAGCCAATCTTTATCTTCGCTCACAACAAGCCCCCAAATATCGCGTTTAAGCAACTTTGGCACTCGGTCGAGGCATTGAATAGGGTTAAGTAACGATTAACCGCTCTAGCATCGTTCACGGCTTGAATATGGTCGTAATATTCATCAATCGCGTTATCCAGTGCGATATTCGCATCTTGAATACCAATGTCGTTAATAATCGCGTAACCTAGTGCTGCGTGGGCAGTGTGCATTTTTTGCCTTAGTTGATTAATCACAAGTCGCCTCGCTATTTTTTTGCTTAGCATCAAAATAATCAGCACACAAATTGCTATAAACCACCTTTGCCGAGTTATATGTCTCAGGGGCATTTAGCAGTCGCATCATTTCCATTTGTTGCCGCGCTATGTCACGCAGGGCTTTTATCTCATTTGCGCTTAGCATTAGTAATCCCCTCTTTGGTGTTGCAAGTTATCGACACGGGTATATTTGCCCTCGTAGTACGCTCTCACAGTACCTATACTGCCGTTTCGATGCTTAGTCACTATCAGCTCCATAATCCCCTTATCCTCGCTGTCTTTGTTGTAGACTTCATCCCTGTAAAGCATGATGATTAAATCCGCTGTTTGCTCAATTGCCCCTGACTGCCTTAAATCTGACATCATCGGGCGTTTATCAGCTCTCGATTCAAGACCACGGTTAAGCTGTGATAACGCCAACATCGGCACATCATGATCCTTTGCTATTTTCTTTAGACCTTCTGAAATTTTGCCAATTTTCAGGGTTTCATTTTCGGATTTACCGCCATCAATCAATTGCAAGTAATCCACGGCTATTAGCGATAATTTTCCATGTTCACGTTCCACGCGGCGTATGACTGTACGCATACCCGCAAGCGTGATTGAGCTGGTATCGCAATAATGGATTTTAGTTCCTGATAACAACACGGTTGCCGTGGTTAATCGCGCCCAGTCGCCATCCTCAAGTTTTCCAGTGCGTATTTTGTCGCACTCAATACGCCCTACCGATGCAATCATTCTTTCGGTCAATGCTGTTTCTGGCATTTCAATTGAAAATATCAGCACGTTGGGGCGTGATTCTTGCAATGCTACTGCCTCAACAATACGCATCATTGCTGCGGTGTTGTGAACAACAGTCATATCCTCCAATAAAAACAAATGATTCCCGTCTATTTCAAAGCCGTAATAATCATCAACTTTATCGTATTCGACTTTGATTCCCGTTTGATTCCAAGTTCGAACAGATGTCCATGCCACTGCTTTTTTACGGGCTATTTTTACTGGTATCTCATCAAGGTTTCCTGAAAATTGCACTCGATAAACCGTACATTCAAATCCTGTTTTTTTAATACTTGCTCGCTTAGCGGTTAGCTTTGTTCTATATCCAAGGCTATCGCACAAGAATTTAATCTTCTGGGCTAAGCAAAATATTTTTTGTGTTATCTCAAACATTTTTGAATCTTTAAGATAATGCCCGTCACTATCAATTAGCCCCGCTAATAACTGCAAACGATTTTCGCGTGAATTAATCAAATACTGATCTGGTATGTGCTTATTATTCAATACACCTACGTCTCTTAATGCGCCCGTCATTGTGAATCTGGTTTTAAGGTTCTTTTTCTCTTTAGAGACAATGCTGTATGTTGGGCAGCGAGTAGTTCCGTCCTTCATGACGTAATCTTTTTTATTGCAATCCAGACCTATTTGCTCAGCGTAATCGGTCAAATAATCGACAATTTCTTTATCAGGAGTAGTAATATCTGGGCTTGCGCTTGAGCCATCGCCAAGCCACAACCCTAAAAAATAAGGCGATATAAGCAATGGCTTTTCCATAAAATCAACGGCAACCTTATAGCCCTTGTAATTGTTTTTAAACTTAGTCGATGAATTAATGTAGTCAGTCAACGGCAGGTTAAGTACATCGCCATTACTATGTTTACCCTCTGTACGACTACGCTTCAATGACAAAATATGTGATTCATTAACGCGATAATCCATTGCTTTATTTTGCCGTACCCAATACATGGCTTCTCGACCATTCGCCAATGACAAAACGTGCCTAGGTGTAGAATCATCACCCATTAATACATCACCGACTTGTATGTCCTCTACCGCCTTTACTTCTCCTGAATACATTAAAATCTGCGTACCCTTGCTAAAACATTTACCCATTGAAGGTCTTGCCGCCAAAACAATCATATCTTTGCGCTGTAGACCGTTCGTGATTGCATCCAAGTCGATTAATCCCGTGGGTACGCCTGTCATTGTTTCGCCACTGTCATAACGCTGTTCAATGCGCTCTACCATTGCCGCTAACGCCGATTTAATGCCCACAACTTCTATTTTGTCATTACCCGTGGCGGTTATTTCAGAAACACACGCCTCTACTTTTTCCAGTAACTCATCGTTATCAACAGTAAAATTCATTGATAATTCGTTCATATCCACGGTCGCTTTAGTCACCCGTCTACGCAATGACTTTTTAACTAAAATTCGTGCGTAGGCTTCGATATTTGCCGCTGTGGGCGTATCCTCATGTAGCATAATCAAATAGGGCAATCCGCCTACGCCATCAAGCTCACCTGTGCTTTTTAGTTCGTCAGACATAGTTACGATGTCAAACGGCTGTGAGTTTTCAGCCAGTTTTTTAATGGCCCTGAAAATTATTTGATGATTGACGCTATGAAAATCATGCTCAGTGATTTTGTCGCTAATCACATCGTAAGTGTCGTTATCCAGCATCAATGAACCGATAACGCTCTGCTCTGCTTGCATTGAGCTGTGCATCGAATTATTAGCACTCATAAATCACCCAGCGCGTTTTTTAACTCTGCAATTCGCGCCTTATGCTGTTCTGGTTGTAGTCGCACATAGTCATCAACTGGTTTGGTGAAATATTCACGCGGAGCGGATGCTTCGCACATGGCCCTGAATTTTGGTAACGATGGCTGCCAATCTTCTTTGCTTAGCAACAAGGCTTTTAATCCTTTGCCAAGCTGCAAAGGTGTTACGCCTGATAAACCCGATTGCCATGTTCTAGCCGCGTCCGTTAATTTACCGTGTTCGTTAATTGCCGATACTCCCATCGATGAAATCCACTTGTGGCTGTAAATGTGAATCATACGTTGCCACAATTGATCCATCGTTTTGATGTCTAAGAGCATCGCGTTCAAGCTGTTCTCTGGCTTGCATTCGTTCAGTGCCTTCGCGCATTTGTCGTTGGATGCTAGTTTCTTTGATGATGTGTTGTTGCTGCTGTCTTGATGTGTCATAATTATTTTGTCCTTTGAAGTTGACTATATTTGAGCCTCGATTGGTGTGTTCGGCACTATCGGGGCTTTTTTGTGCCTGTATGCTTTGTCTTGCTGTAATTGCTGTTTTGATAAATCCGTCAAATAAACATGGGCTATTAGCTCTTGTTTCACCTTTTTGTGATAACCATCCCATTGCTCCCATAATTCCCTGCTCAACATCTTCGATTGTGTAACCCTGTTTCACCCATTCAACAAACATTGGAACTGTCTTTGCTGTTTGCGCTTCGTGAAATTTAAAGCCTTGGACATTTACAAAATAAGCTATCCATTCGTGAGAGTTTTCAGGTGTTTTTGTGATTGTTTGTTTTTCGTTATTTGCAGGTTTTGAGTTGTCGTTTTGAGTTGTCGATTTTTTTTCTTCGCACGCGCTAACAACACTACACTCTCTTACTGATTCAATATTACAAGCTTTGTGCAACTCAGGATTGCTACTACCGTGCAACTCAGGATTGCTATTAACATCTAGTAGCAACTCAGGATTGCTACTACCGTGCAACTCAGGATTGCTATTAAATCTACTTAGGTCGTACCTGCTTGACGTATTCTTCCCTTTAGTTTTTTGAGTTTCATAGCTAATAATTCCCTTTTTTGTTAAAGATAAAATTAACCGAGATACTGACTGCCTTTGTAGTCCAGCTCTGTCTGCGATAGTTTGGTGAGACGGATTGCACTGATTGTAATTAGGGCTTTTTTTGTCGCCATTGTGAAACGTGCATAAAATCATCAGTACCAGTTTTTCAGTGCTGGTAATTCCTGTTAGTTTTGCCGCGTTATCTACCGCTTGATAACTCATAAATCACCGCCATTAGTAATGTCATAATTAGGCTTTCCATATTTCACCCAATTAAAGCAAATCCCAATTGTTGCAAGAACTACCGAATCAACGTTATTTCTTCCTTTTTTTGCTATGCACAGAGCATCTAAGCAGCTACTTGTCCCCAGCAACATAATATATTCAGCAAATAATTCACGCCCCGTCCCAGTTAAGAAGCTACGCGGAAATATTGCTGTAATTGCATCTGAAATAATATCTAAACAAGCCGATTCTTGATCTGAATAACCGATATTTTCTATATCAGTCCTAAGCTCTTCTAAATTAACCATAACTACCCCCTAGCCCTAATCATCGCAAACGCCGCGCTAAACGATGGTATAGGCTTCTTTTCAACAGCCGCTTGCTTAGCATGATGTGTCGCTAAAATTGCCAAAACAGCTTGGTTTCTGCTTGATAAGCCGTGTTTTTCTTGATAAGCCACTAGACACTTAACGCCGACTTCGTTCAATAAAAATGAGGTTGTAATGCGTTGACTTGTGTCAACTAATCTGGCTTTTTCGTAAGCCACGCGATTAAAGTCAGTCAATGCAATGCGAGTAATAACTGCTTTTGTATGACTAGACCTGTCTTTAACACCATTAAATAAATACGGCGGCACTACTAAATTTATTGGTTTCATTTTTAGCTCCAAACAGGGCTGGGGTTGTACTTGCAACGCGCTTTATGTATCGCGCTCATGCGTTTATGTTTACACCTAGGGCAGTCGTGCGGGTTAGATTGATGATGACCTTGCCCGACCGTCACGCCGCGACCAAGGACCATGCCCCGCGATTTAGTACCGAAAATCGCAATACTCATTGGCAATCCCACCAGTGAATAAATATCACAATAAAAAACACGGCGGCGAACATTGATAGTTGAATCATGCCAATACCTCTGTTGGTAAGTGACTGCGGCAGTCGCGTTCTAAATCAGCATCGAACGGAACGCCGCCAAGGGTTTCAGTGTAAAATTTAATTCTCGCTTGCTGTGTTAAATAGCCCTTGTACTCATCCCACTGACGACAAAATCCGTTATCGCCGAATTTAGATTTTTCATTGTGCTGTTTGAAATAGCCGCACTTGCCGCACGTCACCGTACTCATTGGTTTTCCTCGACAATGATTTCATCAGCCAGTGCCATTGCTACATCCCAGAAATACCAGATAGCAACACCGAAAACGGCTATAAAAGCCAAGCCCCAAAATAGTAATTTCATTTCACGCCCTCGATTTTCAGTAATTTCATAACAGCGATTAACGCCCGTTTTTTGATTTTTTCGATAAGCAGTTGTGCGATTACTGCTATTAATTCGATGCTTATGCTTAACCACGGCATTCTTCTGTTAGTCCAGTGCATATCAATCCTTGAGTCCAAGGGCGATTCTTACTGCCATGACGCGCTCGTTGTTTTCGCCTTGAATGAGGTCGAGTTCGCGATATAAGCGTCCTAATTGAGCGTTTATCGTGTGTTCAGAAACTCCCATTTCTCTAGCCATGCCTTTGTTAGATTTGCCGCGTAATACGGCAATCCAGACATCAATCACTCGCGGGGTTAATCGCGGGTACTTGTTTAAAACCTCGCTTGGTATCGTTGCCATCTGTTACTCCTTAGTTATTTACTGTTAATTGCTCAATGCAATTGTTGGGTTTTGTTGTTCGAGTAAACTGTTGTTAAGGGTTTTTGTTGAGGAAGTCCTCAACTTTTGCAACACGGTCAAGCGTTGGGTTAGTAATTACATTTTGTGCAAACTTCTCTAGCCAATGAGGATTTACCTTAGCCATGCGGCTAATCTCCGCCCGTGTTTCTGTTCGCTGATTTAAAGCATTGCGGATGCTACAAACCCGCTCTGTAATGCCCATTTTGCTGCTCCTTTTAAGTAAAAATAAGGTTATATCTTAGTAATAAGTTACTAAACAAGCAAGTAATAAAATACTTTTAAATAAAAAAACATTACTAATGGAAGTTGGTATTGTTGTGCTGCCTGTATCACGCAAGGTTAAAAATTCATACTGAGTGAGTCAAAATGAAAACTTCACATGAGGCTATTGCCAGCAATCTAAAAAGGTTGATGGCAGAAAGACAGCTAACCCAAACACAGCTAGCCGATAAAACTGGGGTTAGCCAAAAAACAATATCAAATATGATAAATTCTGGTAGTGTTGGCAGTATTACAACGGAATCGATAGAAAAAGTCGCAAGGTTCTTTGGAATAGAGGCGTATCACTTGATGATTCCCAATCTTCCTACCGAAGAATTAACTAACAATGAAATCGAAAAAATCATTAATTATTACGCGCGATCAACAAGAGAGAGTCGTGTAAATATCGCAAGAGTTGCTGAGCTAGAAAGCAGATATTCAGTAATATAATCCCCACATAAAGTAAAAAAATTCTAAAACGCTCACTGGCTTTGCTGGTGGGCGTTTTTTTTTTGCAAAAATATACTACTCTAGTAATTTATTACTTGACCTTATCACTGTTTAGTATTAAATTACTACCCAGTCCTAGCCAAAACAGGACGCACCATCGCCGACAGGAAGTCTGGCACTGCTCATTAAAAACATGGTCGCCCTATTCAATATTACCTGCCGAGGATTATCGGCATTGATACGGGCAAAAGAAAAATGTAAATCGCTGGGCAATCGTTTTTGATTGCTCAGTGGGTTTATGTTTTTAACGAAGGATAAAATGAAATGAAAGAAGTAATAGAGGTAAAGCCACACGCAACACTTATACAAGCGGTTTCTGCTAGAGATTTATATTTAGGTCTTGGTCTAGCAAAAGACCAATGGTCAAGATGGTATAAGGCGAATATTGAAAACAATGACTTTTTCAAAGAAAGTCAGGACTGGGTAGGGTTCGACATTGTGTCGAGCGGAAACGAAACCAGAGATTTTGCCATATCAATTGATTTTGCTAAGCACATTTCGATGATGGCAAAGACTAAAAAATCACATGAGTACAGAGGTTACTTTATCGAGTGCGAAAAGAAGTTGATCGCTCAACCCACACTAAACCCCGCAAACCTTTCAAGGCTTCAATTAATTCAACTGGCACTTGAAGCCGAGCAGGAGTTACAGGAAGCAAAACAAGAAATTGCGGTGCTTGAACCTAAAGCACTGGCACTTGACCGCATATCAGGTTCAGACGGCACGATGTGCTTAACTGATGCCGCTAAAAACCTCAGTGTTCCCCCGCAAAAATTAAACGGTGCGTTGTCATTTAATAAATGGATGTTCAAGCGTTCTGGCGGTTCTCACTGGATAGCATATCAGGACAAAATTCAAGCGGGTTATCTTGACCATAAAACATACCCTGTCAAATTACCAGACGGCACTGAAAAAATAACGCAACAAGTCAGAGTTACAGCAAAAGGTCTAGCAAAACTTTCATGTCTTGTTTCTCAGTGGGGTATGTGATGAAAAAACCATCTATTCAAAGGCGCGTGGAGCTACGAAAGCTGTACACGGAAACGTGCTTAAAGTTTGGTGCTGAAATAAGCGAAGTAGAGGAAGCCGTTTTACATAAAGAAACGGACGATATGCTACGAAAAATGAAACAAGTTGACAGGGTATTTTTTGTTGGTCTGTCATGCGCCGATGCGGAAGCCGCTGGTCTTGGTAAGTCATCTCCTACGATTGAGTTACCGCCATCAAACTATAAATAGAAAACACAAACTATTGGGTAATTTAGGTTATCCAGTGGGTTTATGTTTTTTTACCAACAATGAGGATTTACAAAATGAAACCACTTGAGATAAAAGAGACTGCTCACATTAGAGCAATGGAATACTTTGAAAAAGAACATTGCTTAGCTTTGAATGCGCAAAGAAGAGAAACGCAAAGCTTCTGGAAAAAACCATCAAATACTATCGCAAAATCAACCAGAAACCCTGTAGTCAGAAAAACAAAAACAGGGTTTATCCATCGCTGAAAACATAAACCGTTAGTCACTCACAAGTGATTAGCGGGGTTTATGTTTTTGCTACTTCCTAGTAGCCAACACTCGCCCCAAACACTGGGGCATATTTTATCTGAACGCTTGGCTTACGCGGCAAAGTAAGCTGGTCAGTCGGAGGTTGCCGCAGTCATTAATGCTAACACCGACTATTAACGATAGCAATCTCACCGTTTTGCAGCTATGCGTTAATACTGATACTGAACAGTAGTTGTTTTCAGGATGCCAATTTTAACCAACTGAATAGGCGGAAGGTGAAAATTAGCATTACCGCAGGGAAAGCGGTTTTTATTAACTCAACTTTGGAATCGAAATGAAAAAGTTTATGAAGTCGATTAAAGAATTATTGGAATTTGACCTGCGATTGTGTGCTATCGAGAGCGTAAACCCTTTTTATCATCGGGGTGCGAGCAGACATTGAAGGCTAGAGAATTTAACCAGTTAGGTAGTGACAGTACCTAGCGGTGGTTAGAGACTTTCTAACGCAACCTTGGAATAACAAATGAAAAAAATTCTTTTTGCAATGGCAGTAATGCTTATGGTGGCGGCGTGTTCGGGCGATAAAGTTGGTTTTGATACTTTGGAATCAGCGCGAAAACAGGCTAACGAAAATTCTGAGTTTAACGCACAGGTATTTCGATCTGGTCATCCTGAATTTGCTGGTTTTGCAATCATCACATCTGCCGATTCTTCGCAGGTAGCCGAATGTCCGCAGGGTGATGGATGGGCTACGTTGTCGTTACTGGGTGCTGACAAAGTGACGAAAGTTCCGTTGAAATGCTCAACGGTTTCTGCTGGTATCGGGTGCTTATTGGATGCTGAATTTAAAGAAAAAGCCTACGCTTCACAGGATGGGTCTTGTAACACAGAAGTACCGTTCCCGATAAATAAAATACAGAAGTAATTACCACTAAGTCGCTTAGCAATAGGCGGCTTATTAGTAATTAGATGCGCTAATTGCTATACCTAAATTTCAACCGCTGATAGCAAGGCGGTTTTTTTATGTCTTGGAGAAAATGAAATGCAACAAAAAATACATTGTTCCAGATTTTCACATAAAAGACGCACCACGCACATTTTAACGTGGCTGTGTGAGCTGGCTTATCGCACAGATTTAAAAAGGGTTACTTATGAGTAGATTGGATGAGCATGAAAAAGCAATCGGCGGCGATGAACCTACGCCGATTAGCGCATGGCTAACGGTTCTTGCAATTATCACTACCCTGATTATTGGTAGTGTTTCACTGGTATTTTTAGGAGATAGTTATGAAAACTGGATCGCACATCACACTACATCATGCGCTGGTAAATTTTGATTGTAAATCACGAAAAACACCGCCTGACACGCAAGCTAAGCTAGCAAAAAAACAAGGCTCGTGTGTTGGCATGGATTGCAAAAGCAACCCGTCACGGCGCGGATTTTGGGCGTGGTTGATGTCATGAGAGTAGAAATTAACCCGCTTGTTGCGGAAGCGCACAAGCTTAAATCTGATTTAGACCTACTGCAAAACGTCTATTCGGTTCGCAATGAACACGTTAAGGCTAGTCGATTAAGAATCACGCTTTATCGTGCAATTCAACGCTTTCATCGGCGTTTAGATAAATTCGAGTGGCGCAGTAATGAAACCCTTAGCGCATAGTGTCGGCGCGGGAAAGCCAGTAAAAACGGGGTTTAATGTCGATAACTTTGTATCAGCTATGGCATTGAAAGGTATAAAAATTAGAGTTAATGATCCACCGCCCAACAAGGCTAGGCGGTGGGGTGAACTAGACCATATAAACGGTCGCCCTGTGCGGTTTCCAGATAATGACAGTTATTTGGAAGGGTTCAAAAGTTATGAACCGTTGATTGTAACACGAAGAATAGAAGGTAAGCAGCCTCAATACACGCTTGCGGATGTGGATTATCAAACTGAACTAACGGGATTACCCGAATGGTTTAACACCCCTCATGAGACCCTTTATTATGCTTGTGCAGTTGATAACCCAAAACGCCTTGGATTTGGCTGGCGAATTACCGAGTACCACGAAAAAAACAAAACTTTCAAGCAGAGAGTTTTTGAAGATTCGCAAATTAAACCCGATGTTGCCCGACTTTATCAATCAGCGATAACAGGCGATTTATCCACTTCAATTGACCACGGTAAAACGTGGTTTGATGGTGGTGTTATGGATTATCCATTAATGCCAAAAGTCGAGATTAGAGAGTTACACGGTGGTGGTTATCGCGCTATTGGCAAAGGGTGGGATTGTGATTATCACTATGTTACCCGCGCATTTCCACGGCTTGATGAGCTTAAAAAGGGTTCGTTTAAGCTAAAACCACCTAGACCAACTCCGCCTAAATTTGATGACTTGTACTGGATAAATGACGAATGGTCGTGGTGGCAGTATCATCAAAAACAACATGAAGAATGCCGCCTAGACTGGCTTTATGGCGATGAATATCGTTGTCCTTGCTATCACGCAAAAGTAGCGGAGTACGAAAGAGCAGTAAAAAAATACGAACTAGCCATTGAGAAATGGCTAAACCTTTAAATTAGATTAGGAATTATTTATGAATGCAGTAGTTGAAAGAAAATATCACCCGATCAGCTTCAATCTTTTTTTCTTCGGATTTGCGCTTTTCTTCGGCTTTGATTTTCTCGTCAATCGGTTTTTCAAGCAGCAAAAGTTCAGCGGTGATTCGTTCCGCTTCGCTATCTA